CAGGGACAGAGCCTCTCGGTTCTGCACGATCTCGTAGGTGACACCGACCACGCCGATCTGGTCCAGCGTGTCCTCCCGCACCACCGCCTTGTGGGTCTCCACCTCGATCAGGTTGGTCTCGTCGTCGGGATCCCGGAACAGGAGCGGGCGGCTCGCCGCGGTCCAGTCCAGGTCCGCCATCGTCAGCGCCGCGTCGAGGTCGTCGGCGCCCTGGATGTTGATGGAGGAGGCGTTGTCGGCCTCCCAGGGGAGCACGAGGCTCGCGTACAGCTCGTCGTCGGTCTGCATCTCACACCTCGCTGGTCGGCCCGCCGCACTTGGGGCACTTGTAGTCGGGGGCCTTGGCGGCGTCACCGTGGAGCAGCTGGTGCCAGTCGCATCGAGACGACTGCACCGTGTTGATGTGGCTGCAGACCGCCCCGCGCTGCTGGAAGTTGGGGCAGGAGCAGACCCACTTGCCGTAGGCCGTGTACTCGACCCGGTACTTCTTGCCGAAGTCCGTGGTGGAGGGGACCTCCGTGCCGAAGGGGCCGACCTGGGCACAGTGGCGCATGGCCATCGGGTCGAAGTCGGGGTCGACGGCGTCGGGAGCGAGGTTGTCCTGCTCCTCCTCGCCGGTGAGGGCTTCGGCAGCTCGAGCGGTGTCCTCCAGGCCCGGGTGGGCGTCGTGCAGAGCGTTGAGGAAGTCGAGCAAGCCGCAAAGCAGCTCCGTGTCCTCGGCGGACACCTTGTTCAGGGCCGAGTCGACGGCCTTCTTCCAGAGGACGACCTGCACGAGGTCGAGGTCAGCCACCACGAGGGGGGCGGTCAGAATCTGCATCAGGTTCTCCTGTAGAGCGCCCACTCCCCTCCAGGGGAGGTGACGTGTCCATCGCCTTCACAGCGATCACAGAGGGGGTAGGGGATGTCTCCGACGTTGCCGGAGCACTTCCAGTAGGCCAGGCCCTTCCAACGAAGGGCGTCGGCGAGCATGTTCGGGGGCAGCGCCCCCTTCTCCGACCACTCGCCGAGCTGGTCGAGGGTGATGGGCTCCTTGGGTTCGCCGGCGGCGCCGGTCCAGTACTCCAGGCCGCCGTGGCAGATGCAGTCGTGGTCGGTCTCGGAGTAGATCCCCTGCCCGACCAGATCGTAGGGATCCCCGTCCACCCTCATGGTGGGCGGCCACCGCGTCGCTTGGAAGTGCCCCGAGTTCGGAGCGAAGGCGCAGAGGTCGACGTCCCACCCCGCGACGTCCTGCAGGCCGAGGTAGTCCAGGTCCGGGCTCTCCCACAGCGCACAGCAGTCGTTGACGAGCGGGTGATCCGGAGCAGGGTTCGACCACTCGTGGCCGCCCAGGTCCAGGTCGTAGCCGATCCCCAGCTCCTTGAGCCTCTCCTCGGAGAAGCCCCGGACGATGGCGTAGTTGGGGTCCTGGTAGGCATAGCGCAGGTCCGAGCTCGTCACCCCCATCAGCAGCTTCTCGACGTCCTCGTGGCTCCGCCGGGCCCCCAACAACTCGGGAGGGGCCCGGCGGACCAAGGCGAAGGGGTGCGTGCCCGCGGTGAAGCGGTCCAGATCTTCGGTCATGTGCTCTCCGTCTACAGATTCGACTCGATCAGCTGGACGCAGAGCTCGTCCAGCTTCTTGCGGTTCGGCCTCTTCGGCAGCGGGGAGGTCTTCACCGCCTCGTCCATCAGCGCCTCCCGGTCCTCGGCCCACTGGATGAGCTCGTCGTAGGGGAGGTGCCCAGCGCGCACGCTGAGGATGAACTCGGCGTCGATGTCGCCGCGCCAGACGTTGAGCTCCCCCGTCTGGAGCAGCTCGAGCCCCATGTTCATGAGGCGGACGAGGTGCCCGCCGTGCTTCGTGTCGTAGCCGTACTTCTCCTCCAGGGCAGCGCGAGCCGGGTTCCGGCTGGTCTTCCAGTTCTGGTACTGCTTCCAGTTGCCCATGGCCGCGCGGTAGCCGCGCTCCCGCTCCAGCAGGTCGATGAAGTTGTCGCTGAGCCCGACAGTGCGCGCCGCGGCCTGCCACAGCTCCGTGTCTGAGGCGAGCTGCAGCTCGACCATCATCGCCTCCAGCTCTCCCTTCACCGCGAGCCGGTCCGGCTTGTCCAGGACCTCCAGGTCCACGTCCCACGAGGCCATCCGCTTCTTCACCAGGGACAGCGCCGCCCCTCGCTGATCAGCAGGGATGACGGTGCGCTCGGGCAGACCGAAGTCGCTCCGGGAGGGCGGCGCCGTCGGAGGGCTGAGTAGCCAGTTCCGGTGCCCACGGATGCGCTTGAGCTGGCTCATCGCGTACCCGCTGAAGGTGTGCTTGGCCTTCTGGCTGAGGAACCAGTCTCGGCGGTCACGCAGCCACTCGCCGGTGGGGGTCATGAGCCGGACCTCATCGTCGCGACAGAACAGGACGTCCAGGATGTTGGGGTTGCAGTCCGACGCCAGCTTCATGAACTTGCGGAGGTCGTAGATCACCCCCTCCAGCCCGTTCACGGAGGCCCGGGCCTCATCGAGGTGGAGCCTGTGCGCGAAGGCGCCGAAGTGGCTCTTGCCGACGGCTTGGTCGAACTTCTTCAGGAAGCCGTAGGTGTACTCCTTCGGGGGGATGGCGACGCCGGCCATGTCGACGTCGCTGGTCTCGGTGTGAATACCGTAGGCACGGGAACCTGCAACGGTCAGCAGGTGGGTGTGCTGCCGGAGATTGAAGTCCATGGTCTGCCCTCTCGAAGCTGGATCGCCCGCTCTTGGAGCCAAGCCGTCCAGTCGTTTTGCCCGCGGTCGCAGGCGATGTGCATGTGGAAGCAGAAGCGTTCTTGGTCGGGGTCCTCGTTGGCGATGCACTCCCGATCCTTCTGGAACTCCCGCTGACGCGCGCTCATCCAGATGATGAACTCGTGCATCGTGGTGGAGCCTTGGAAGCGCTCGGCGACGCTGGCGCGCTCCTGCTCAGGGGTCAGGCCGAGGGAGTCGCAGTAGGCGATGTACCTCGGATTCCAGTCGGTCACTGCGGCACCCTCTCACGAAGACCCTCCTCGAACTTCGTGACGATCTGCTCGATGGTGATGTCGCCGTTGGCAAGGGCCTCTTCGATCTTCCCCCGAGGGAGTTCCTCGTCCTCCTTGCGACCGTAGTAGAGGAAGTCGCGGACGAGGTCGGTGACGGTGGCGAGGATGGTGTCTGGTATAGCCGTGCAGTCTCCCATGATCCGTCAGGCCTCCTCGACCTCGATGACCTTCACGGTCTCCGCGACCAGCTGCTGCCCACAGTCGAAGCAGGCAATGGCTCCGTGAACGATGATGAAGCGGTTGGCTGGGCAGGTCAGGGGCTGCACAACCCCGTGGGTGACCTTCGAGTTGTAGATCGTGATCTTGATGGGGAACTCGCACTCGTACCGAGTGACAACGCCCTCACAGTCGGGGCAGGACGCACGATCTCCATCGTACTCGGGTGGGGCAGGAGATGCTCCTTGCCAGCTGCAGTTCAGGCACTTCCAGATGTGGTACATCGGGGCTCCTCATGCGGCGCGTCCGCACCGCTTGTAGGACTTGCGGAGCACGGCCTCGATGGTCGCGTCCGGGTTCTTGGCTCTCCAGGTCTCCACCACATCGGCGAGGGGCTTCTTCCCGGTGACGAACATGCGGGGGTTCTCGGCCAGGGCAGCTGCCTCGTACTCCAGGAGCTCCAGCCAGAAGTCCGGCAGGGTCTCGCGCACTACCCAGTACCAGCCCGGGGGCTGGTAGGGGCAGTGGTAGCAGCCGCTCTTGAAGACGTGATCGAAGCCCCAAGGCTCCAAGATCTCGCTCTCGCCGGCCTTGGTGATGCCCATCTCCAGAAGGGGGTAGGCCTCGCTGACGTACTGCGCCTCGCTCTCCGCCTCCGCCCGGCTGGCTTCATCCGCGGCGATGCCGATGAGGCTCAGGTGTGTCGGCCGGGTGCCCTTGCGGACCTGGTGGCCCCAGGAGGCGTTGCTCTTGACGTCGAAGCGCTCACGCGCGAGGTCGGCGATGAGCTTGCGGATGGGCTGGATCTTGTGGTTGTCGGTGCAGTCTCCCTTGCTGATGGACACCACCGTCTTGCGGCTGCGGTAGTCGTCGATGATGGGCGGGCGCAGGTGGTAGGCGCCCGAGGCCGCCTTCTCCTCGATAGTCCGCCACTCGCCCTGGGTCCAGGGCTGGAGCAGCTTGCTGATGCCCTGGGACATCTTCTCGTGCAGCCACGGCTGCCACGCACCCGCGGGCGGCTTCTCCAGCACGATGAAGCGGAGCCCCACGCTCTCGCACAGCTCTCTGATCTGCGGCAGCAAGGCGTAAGTGTGGGGCCACTCCGCGCCGGTGTTGCTGAAGACGACGACGTCGATGTCCTCCTGCCCCCGCTCCTCGCCGTCCACCACAAGGGCGTCGGCGAGGAGCAACAGCAGCATCGCGATGGAGTCGCGGCCGAGCCCCAGGTTCAGGGTCACGATCCGCTCGGCGTTGAGCCTCACCCCTCCCTCCTCGCGTCGTGGGCGAGGTCGCCTTCGACCATGCAGTCGTTGCAGTCGGTGACCTCCTTGTCGTGGGGGCACTTCGCCTTGCCGGCGTCGGCGCACCCCTGGCAGTAGATCGTGGAGGACCACTTGCCGCAGCCCCAGCAGGCGGTCTCCCTGTCCACGTAGTCCTCGGCCCGGAGCGACCGAGAGGTCAGCTCCTTGCTCGAAACGATCCTGGTCTTGGCCATCACCCTCTCCATCCCAGCTTCTTCAGCATCCGCTTGAACGCGTCGTCTTTTCGGATTCTCCCAGTCCCACTGATCGGGGGACTGGACGTAGATCTGCTTGGCCAGCCGGCTCAGGCTCTTGAAGGCGATCTCGGCCCTCAGCGCAGTGCTCTTGTCGGGGTACTCCCACGTCGCCACCAGGACGACGGGGAGCTTCCCCTTCACGTACTTCGCGCCCTTGCCGGCGTTGTGGGTCTTGACGCGCTGCTCGACGTTCGTCGAGATGCCGGTGTACAGCGGCTTGCCGCGAGCGTTGCACTCCACGACGTACAGGAACCAGCTCACCCCGCGGCCTGCCTCGCCGCCATCCGCTTCTCGCAGTTCTCCGCGTGAGCGCCGCCGGAGTGGCCGTTCATGCAGACCGAGCAGGTGCACCCGCAGCACCCCCAGTCCCGCAACTCCTCGCCTTCGAGGAGCTCCATCTCCCCCTTGTCGTCCGACTCGTCATCGCGGCTGGTCAGCTGCAGCTCCTCCGCGGCCTTCCAGGCGGCATCCTCGTTGTCTGCCTCGATGGTGACGCGCTGTTCGCGCCGGTACTGGTACGTGGGCATCCCTAGTTCTCCTTGAGGGCGGCGTCGCCCTCGAGGGTGTCGTCCACCATCCCCTGGTACTTCCAGACGCGGTCGCCGGACTGGAGGAAGGCGGCCTCGATGGCCGCCTCCTCGCTGTCCGCGTGCACCTCCTGGAACTGCTTCATGCGGGCCAGCCCCGTCAGCGTGACGAAGTACTTCTTGGCCTCCGCGGGAGCGAGGGGGTGGAAGGTGATGGCGGGGTACCCCGTCAGCGTCAGGTCGAGGCTGAAGCCCAGGGCGCGGAAGACCGCGACCACCGTGGGCAGGTGAAGCTGCCGCTGGTGGATGAAGTCGAGGAGGTGCTCGTAGTCGACACCTTCCTCGACGGCCAGGTCCTCGGCCTTCTTCCCCAGGGCCTCGCAGATCTCCGTCATCTTCTTCAACAGGGCGAGGTGGAGGATGTTCGTCATCTCGTTGGGGGTCATCGTTCTCTCCAGGCCTTGATCTTCATCTTCAACCACAGCCAGCTCGGCTTGGCGAAGGTGATGGTTGCCACGGCAGCGATAATCTCGTCAGGGCAGATGTGCATCAGGCTCGTACCGCTCGCGCAGCCAGTCGTTGATGTGGATGTGGTCCTCAGGCCGGGCCGAGACGATCTCGCAGCGCGCCACGAACTCGTCCTTGGGCAGCACCGTCTTCAGTTCGTTCGCCATGTCGGCGTAGGCGCCGTCGACCATGTCCTTGTTGTCGGCGTAGACGTACCGCTCGACTTCCAGGACGACCCGGACGACTTGGCGGCCCGGGCCCGGCCCGATGTCGGGCGCCTCCATCGCGTTCTCGATGCTCATGTCAGTCTCCAGACAGGCAGCCCAGCAGGACTCCCAGCACTTCGTGGGCAGCCCAGATCATCGGCATCTACTTGTCCTCCGGGGCCAGCACGGCGTCTTGCAGGATCGTCTCGCACTGCCCGTACTTGGCGTAGGTGATGCACTCGTCGCTCTCGTCGAGCATCTCCTGTGCGATCTTCGCTGCGTCCGCGGGGCTGCTGGCTTCGACCGCGATGTACCCCTTCTCGGTCGACTGGCGAACGAAGGGGACTCGGTAATCAGGCATCGTTGTTCTCCCACTTGGCCTTGTTCTCGAGCCACCGCTTGAAGTGGTCGAGGGGTGCCTCGTCCTCGCGCTTCTGCAGGACGTCGAGGTTGTTGAGGAAGCGGTACACCAGGTCGAGCTTGGTCGCCTCGTTCCAGCCCTGGCGCTCCGCCACGTCGTTCATGGTCCGTTCTGCTTCACAGCTCAGCCTCCTCGATGTCAGCTCGCAGCTCGTCGATCCGCTCGGCCAGCTCGACCGAACGCTCCCCGTGGTCTTGAAGGCGAACTCGAGCTTCCCCAGCTCCTGCTTCATGGGCCAGGCGTCGCCCAGCAGGAACTGCGGGTCCGACCCCTGAGCCTCCAGCAGGTGCCCCATGTGGGCGGGAGTGACCTCCTCCTCGAAGGTGTCGAGGAACCGGCCGGATCGGGGGCCCTCGTAGGTCATCTCGTGGATGTCCTTCATGTCGAGAGACTCGTCGATGAGAGACTCGTCTCCGAGGACCTCGATGCGGAACACGGTCCGGTAGAACTTCTTGTCGGTCATCACCACTCCCAGGTCGGCAGGTCATCGTGCTTCGGGCCATCCGCGTCGAGCAGCAGCCAGCAGCAGTTGTTGGTCCGCGCCTTGAGGAACAGGGCCTCCAGGTCATCGGGCATCTCGGGCCAGTCGTCAGGGTTCTCGGGGACGTGGAGCAGGAAGCCTTCGGGGCGCATCATCCCGCGCTGACGCAGGAAGCTGGCCTCGAGCCACTGATCTCGCGGCACGTGCCCGTGCTGCGTCTTGATCTCGTCGATCCGGGTCCTGCTCGGTCCGGGGACCATGCGCGCGTACTTGGCGCCGGCCTCCAGCCGCCCGCACGTCTCCGGGGTGATGTGGGCCGTGCTGAACGCCATCAACGACTCCAGCCCGTGCGTGTTGGGTGGGATGCGCAACACCTCCACGTCCATCGGCATCATCGGCACCGACCCGTCAGCCCTCCATCGTTCGATCTCAGCGGTGAGCTGCTCGATCCACGCCTCGTCCATGGGCACCGGCACGAGGGCCTGAGCGTTGGCCGCAACCGCCGGGAGCGGGCTCGGCCGCTCCACGAGCTCGAAACGCTCGATGCCCTCCGTCATGTCCTCCCAGCGCTCGTAGCACTTCTCGTTGGACCACTCCTTCGGGATGTCGGGGAACTCGTGGCGGTTGTCCGCCACGATGGACGCTCCGACCGCCTCAGCCACCGTCCGAGACGGGTGAACGTCCACGTCGGTGCCGTGGCGGTGGTGGTAGAGCAGAACCCAGCAGGTGGGCTCTGCGGGCTTCACGGCTCCGATGAGGTGGCCCTGCACGAACCCCAGCACGTCGCTGTACTTCTCGTAGTCCGCCTCGGTGTGGTCATCGTCGAGGAAGCTCCCGAACACGCCCAGCATGTTCAACGCCGCCTGCAGACCCTTCCCGTCGGCGAACATCGTCTCGCACTCCCCGCACCAGGCGCCGGAGCCTTCCACGATGTGGAGCTTCCCACCGCAGAGCTTGCCGCGGTAGCGCATCCAGTCGCACATCTGCACGGGCACGTAGCTGCCGCACTCGCCTCGGCAGACCAGCTCGGCTTCGCCGTTCTCCTGGTCGGGGCTGATGCCGAGCGTCCCGTTCGTGCACAGAGGGCACTCAGCCTCCTCTTCGTTGGTGATCATTGGTTCCCCTTCGCCAGCCGCGTGACCAGCCAGGCCGCGGCGTGCTTCTGCTTCTTGAAGCTCTTGAGCGGCATCTGCCAGTTCTCGTTGTCCAGGAAGACCTCGCCGTCTGCGACCACGTCCACATAGCCGAGGCAGTTCGTGAGCTTGATGTACGCACACGGCGGGTCGAAGGTCCCGATCGTCCGGGCCTCCTCGATGTTCACGTACGCCACTCGCCAGCCGTTGAGCCTGTTCCTGAGGTCCTCGGTGAGCCTCGGCAGGTTGAGCCGCAGCATCAGTGCTCCGCGGGGTGGGTCCAGAGGATCCAGAGCCCGTCCAGGCCCTCGATCTCCGTGACGCCGAACTTGATCTGGTCGAGGGCACAGACGGAGTCGTACCACCCGTCCGGGTCGTGCACGGGGACCCACTCCCCGTCCTTGTCCACGACCTTCAGCCCCATCAGGTGGTGCTGCTTGCCGTTGATGTAGATGCTGCCCCCGATGAGGGCCTCCTTCGTGTCCTCGATGACCTCGAAGTGCTTCGAGGTCAGGGTGATGGACGCGCACGGCCTGCTGCCGAGCATGATCTCTTCTTGGGCCACGACGGCCTCCTCTTCGCCCACGAGGGCGAGTAGCTTCAGGGCCCAGCGGCCCGTCCAGTTCCAGATGTAATCCAGTGCGGTCATCGTCCTCGGAAACGCCGGATGCGGCGCCTGCTGCTGGAGCTGTCTCGGGGAGAGGGGCGGAGCTCGCCGCCCGCCCCCACGAATCGGTAGTTGCCCAGGACGAGCTCGTCCTGGTGCGCCCAGAGTTCCTCAGGAGGGAGTCCGGCGGCCCGGGCATCGACTTGGCCCCGGTACTCGAAGCTCGCCCCCTCGAAGCTCTCCACAGGGCACTCAGACCCCTCTACCCACGGCTGCGGCGCGACGTGTCCGTCGTCGTAGGTGATGTGCACCATGAGGAGGGCGCGCGTGCCGTAGGGGTAGCGGTTGTTGTCGAGGTGGAGCTGGTGGAAGGCGGACTCGATGTCCGCGTCGTAGTAGGGGACGGCCTTGCCGATGGTGTCGCCGCTGGGGCCGACCATCTGCATGTCCCACCCGACGCGGTGGTCTCCCCGGCTAAGAGGATCTCCTACTCGGTACCGGACACGTCGCGTGCCGTTCGCCTTCTCAACCAGCTCCAAGAGATCGCCGCGACGTAGGTCGCGCGCCCATCCGTGCATGCAGCCTCCTGGGGATCAGTACTCTACTCATCCCACAGGAGATCTACGATTTCCTCCAGCGACGGAGCTCGTCCAGGGCGGCCTGCTTCCGCATGGCGCTCTGCCGCATCTGGTTGGCGTGGCGGCCCACGTGCCGCATCTGCTCCCGGGCATCGTGGCTGCCTGCCGCCGCCCGCTGGTAGGTCGGGCTCGCCTTCATCCGCCGCACGCGCCGGTGGTACTGCTTGGGCAGCCCCTTCTGCACGATGGAGAGCATGCCCTCTCGGCCGAGGATGCGGTTCTTCGTGTACGAGAGGATGCCGGGCCCGCCTTCACCGATGAGGTGCGGCATGCCCTGGATGGTGGTCTTGGCGATGTCGCCCAGGCCGGGGATGTCCTTGCCCTTTCTTCCGCCCCCGCCGCCACCCGACCGCCGAGCTTCTCGGATCTTCGCCAGCTCGAGCTTTCGCTTGTGCATCAGCATCGTCGTCGACGCGTGATCGTCCTCGTGCATGACCCAGTGCGAGTCGTGATCGTGCACGTGGTTGTTGTGGTAGGGGTGCCTCCAGCTGCCGAACTGCCGCTGTCCCGATTCCGGCACGGCGATGTTGACCGGCACGAAGCCCAGGTGCTTCTCGAGGTCCTGCTTGGTCAGCACGTGCTTCGGGACGGCCACGCGGTACTTGCCTGCCCCGGTGAGCACGCCTTCGGTTCGCATGCGTCCGTGGAGGTTCTTGAAGACGCGGTGCGCTCGAGCCTTCTGCCGGCGCTGGGTCCAGTACTCTGAGGGGCCCTCCTTCAGCTCGCTCTCGCCCGAGGAGGGGGAGGCGCCTTCGGGGGACTCCTCTACGGGAGCGGCGAGCTTGAAGATCTCCTCTGCGAGGGCGTTTCGGATGATCACACCAGCCTCCTGTACCGGAACCCCGGCTCCTTCACGTGCTTGTGGAAGTGCTTGCCGTGGGACTTCGCCTTCAGCACGCCGGCGTAGGTCTCCGGGGAGACCCCGGAGTACCTGTACAGGCCACCCTTGGCGAACTCCACGTGCATCGTCTTCCTGCTGGGGTTGTACGCCACGGTGCCCAGGTTGGTCGAGACCAGGTCCTCCTTGCCCTTGCGCTTCTCCCAGCTGTCGATGTGCTTCTGCTTCGTCTTGGAGACGACGACGGGCTTGTTGAGTGGGAGCAGGGCGGCCGTCTTCCCGCGCAGCAGTGCTGAGGCCACCTTTGTGAGGGGCCCGTGCTCTTTGATCTTCCTGTAGCTCTCCCGGTCCGTTTTGAACGTCCCAGCTGCGTAGGCCAAATCCTCTAGCGTGGAGGTTCCCCGCTGCCTTGAGCGCTTCGCGACACGGAACAGCCTTCTCACGGGCCCTGTCCCCATGACCAGCCGTTGATCGGCTGCGGCCAGAGACCTCGGGTGTTGGAGAATCCCCTTGGGGAAACCCTCCAGCAACACTCGCTTCCCTGCCCTGTGGGCCGCAAGTGCCTGCTCATCCTTCTCCTGGCGAATGCGGTCCCTCGTCTCTTTCGAGGGGCTGCTGTACCCGCCCTTCCCGTCTGGGCTGCCCGTGTCTGTCCCCAGGACCAAGTCGAACTTGCCCCGATGCTTCTCGGCCCAAGTGCTCTTGCCTGCTCCCATGCCGCCCGTGAGGATGGTGATGTGCGCCTTCTTCGTGCGGGTCATCTGCTCCAGCGTTACCCCGGCCTCCTCGAGCTTCTTGAGGTCGTCGGGGTCGTTCTTCTCGGGGTGCAAGCCCTGGAAGGAGGGGATGCGGAGCTTGCCGCTGGGGTACTTGCCCATCGAGGTGATCTTGGCTGTGCGCCCGATGAGGAGCTCGGGCTTCTCGTGGGCCAGCCGGCGGAAGTCGTCGGTGAAGCCGGTGCCGACACGACTGACGTTGCCCTTGGGGTCCTTGACCAGCACGCCGCCGACGTGCGTGCCCTCGTACTTGCCCCCCTTGGTCTTGAAGAAGCCGACGATCTCCAGGTCCTCGTCCGGCTTGAACTTGTACTTCTTCGGCCTCGTGCCCTCGGCGAGATCCCACTCGACGATGCCCTCATCGGTGAGCGGGTGCTCCTTGCGCCGGATGGCCTCCAGCATCTGGAGCTTCTCCGACTTCGTCCGGGCCACTGGGGTCCTCTTGAGGCCGGGGAACTCCGCCTGGACCTGCTTCAGCACTCGCAGCTTCTCGGAGTAGGGCGCAGCCGACATGTCCTTGCCGCGGTACCTGGCGACGTCGAAGGTCATGACCTCGAGCGGACCGTGCTCTTCCTGCCCCTTCCGGGACTTCCAGACCCCTGCGTTGAGCAGGCCGCTGACTCGCTCAGCAGGGAGAGGTCGCCCTCCTCCATGCGGGCGTGCGAAGATCTCCCCACGGACGATCGTGCCATCCAGGTGAGAGGGGACCTTCTTGTCCATCAGGCCGGGGACCTTGTGGGAGTGCTCGATCAGGCCAGTGCGCCGCGCCTTCGCCGGCCTGTGTGAGAAGGCACGGATCGGCCTCCCCTTCTCCAGCACGAAGACGTTGTGAGACCCGTCCGCCTTCGGCGCCCAGACCTTGCCCTCATCCTCGGGGGTCAGCTGGGCCTCGCGCTTCTCCTCCTTGTACTTGGGCTTGGGCATGGCGGGTGTGCGCCCCGAGTGCCGAGTCACGTTCTGCAGCAGCCAGTTCTTGTCCTTGGTGCGCCGCAGGATGTACTCGTCGTGCCCCGAGCCGCGGTAGTGGTTGAACTTGATCTTGTCGGGATCTGCGTGGAAGACCTCCGCCTGGTCCCGCAGATGCCGCTTCACGGTCCCAGCGCCGTACCCCGAGGGGATCTTCCCGCGGAAGTCCATGTACTCCAAGGTGTGGTCGCCTTGCTGTACCGCGAGCACGGGGCGCTCCCCGGGGCCGGGGAGCTTCGCCTTGGGCAACGCCCAGGAGTGCGCGACACCCGTCGAGGGGTCTCCCAACCTAAGATCAAAGTGCCTGCCCGCTCGATGAGCGTCGTGGTCTTGTACTGCCAGTTCCCAGGTCTGGCGCCCCTTGACCGCAGGGAGACCCCGGGCCCGACCTTTCTCAGGTAGGCCCGGGGCGAACTCCTTCAGCGGTTTGAGATCACGCGGCACAGCCTCGCGCTCGCTGCCCGAACACCCCGAGCCTCTTGAGGGCTGCCAGGAGCTGGAAGGTCTTGACCTTGTAGGGGAGGTGGTCCTGCAGGACCGTGTCGGCCTCGTAGCAGTGGTTGATGAGCTGACGCACCACTCCGGTGCGGGGGTAGACCAGCGCGCTGGCGCCCACCAGGATCGTCACGTCGCCTTCGCTGGCGCTGATGACGGCGGGGTTCGGCTGGAGCTTCCCCTCGCACAGGACGGGGATCTGCACAGACGGATGAGCCACCTGGGCTCCTTTCGAGGGAATGGACACTGGGCAGAGTACCGGAGGAAGCGCCGACAGGACCAGCGCTTCCTCCGACGGCCTCAGCCCTGCTTGATCGCGGCGATGTCCGCTTCGAGCTCGGGGATGATCTGGCTGACCTGCCCCATGATCTGCCACAGCACCGCCTTCGGGTTGCCGCTGTTGACGGCCTGGGCGATGAGGGCGGTGATGTCGAGGCCCGCCAGGATGATGTCCTGGGCGAGCTCCACCTCGTCCTCGTCGACCCCGAGGTCGTCGACGAGGCTCTTCAGCATCGGGCTGTGGGCCTCGTCCTCGCCCACCTGCAGCTTGACGATGGAGGTGACGAGGTCGACCACCTGCGGGGCGGAGTTGTCGCCGAGGACCTCCTTCACGCCGTTCTTGACGGCCTCGTAGCCGTCGACCTGGGTCTTCAGGACGGAGAAGGTGAAGTCGGCGACGGCCTCACCGTCGCTGTCGAGGACGTCGCCTCGGGTGGTAGCCACGGGAGGACTGTTTCGGATGGTGATCGGGCGTCGGCGGAATCGGGGCATCTGGCTGTTCTCCGGGTGGGGCGGGGTCATCCCACCCTCGTCTTCGCGCCTCGTCTCGGATGGCGCCGGGGGTCGTGAGCATACCGTAGGGGTGCATGGTTCTCCAACGGAGATGATCCGCTCGATACATGCCGAAGGACTCGTAGGTGTCGAGGATGAGGTCAACCAGGATGCCGGACTCGTGAGCGTGCACCAGCGCGGTCTTCCAGGGGACCGTGACTTCTTCGCGGCCGTATCCCTTCTTCCATCGCCAGATGGAGATGCCCTCGTTGTTGCCGCACCAGTAGATGTCGCCGTCGTTGCCCGTGACCCACGAGCAGCAGCAGATCATCGTCCTCAGCGCGTCGGTGGTGTTCTTCGCGCGCAGGAGGTTGAGGGGGGTGGACTTGACTCGGGGCAGCAAATGTCGGAGAGCGAGGTCGAGCTTCGCCTCTACCCCCACCGCTCCACCTCGGCAGCAGGCAGAGTGCGGCGGGCCCACTTCGGGGAGTCGGGGGCGGCTCGCTCAGGAGTCGGTCCGCCGTCGGAGCTGACGGGGACCAGGGTCTGGGGATAGCGCAATGTGACCTTCCCTTCGGAGAGGTTCTCCACCCAGCCTACGACTCGACGTTCACCATCGAAGAACCGGGCGGTGTCGCCCAGCTTCAGGTGAATCCCGCGCTTGTCGCGGAAGGAGACGTAAGAGGTGGCCACGGCGCTTATGCCCCAAAATCCGGCTGTTGCCCTGCGAGCTTACCACCACGTACTCTACGAGCGATGTCCGCTCTTCCCCAGAGCCGCAACAACCGGGGGGCACCCACCATGGAGTAGCCGATGCTCGGCACACTGGTCCTTGAGATCGTCCTGGCCGCGATGTCCCTGCTCCTGCTGCTGTCGGGAGTACGATCTCGACAGCTGTCCTCCCCCCGAAGGAAGGCCTACCTCGGCTCAGCAGCCCTGACCTTCCTCGTGGCGATGAGCTTGCAGCTGGAACTGCTTGGATGGGGGACGGCTTCCGAGGTGACTCGGCTCTTCGCCGCGGCGCTCACGCTGAGCGCCATCGCCGGCATCCGCGTGCTGACGCACCACTACGAGCAGGAAGAGAACGGCGTCAAGGAGACCGTGCGGGAGGAGCACGAGAAGGCCCGCCGTGATCGCCTCGAGCACAGCGCGGGCCTCGGACAACGACTGGAGACTGTCGAGAGGAACCTGAGAGTCGCCCAGGAGCGACTCATCGCGCAAGCGATGGCCGGCAAGGCAACGGTCGAGCGGCTACAGGCCCAGGAACGAGCCATCACATCGAGCCCGGAAATCGATGCGGTCCTGGCCTCTCCTCCGCAGCACGCAACCATCAACGGCTGGCTGAAGACGCTGGATCTGATGGACGACTGCCTGGCGTGGGTGGTGGACGCGGACGGCGTGAACATCCGGGTCGCGGGAGGCGGTGCGCAGAAGTGGTTCGGCTTCGCGTCGGCAGATGCCGTCGGTACTCGGCTGGTTGACTGGGGAGAGCCCTCGCACATCTCCGCCTTCGACGCCCTCAAGAAGAACCCGTCGGCGCCCCCGATCACGAAGCTGCTGAACTTCAACCACTACCCCAACGCAGGCACCTGGCTGACCTGTTTCGGGTCCGTTCTCACGGACGGGGAGTTCGACGGTATGTATGGGGTGGCCCTGCGCGCTCCCGGTATGTGCCTGAAGTGCGTTGCCCCCCTTCCCTCGCCGCGATCGAGATGATCCATGTCAGAGCCCGAAGAGCCGGTCGGGGTCTCCCTGGAGATCCCCACACAGGAGGAGGTAGAGCAGTTTCTCGTAGAGATCTCCCAGGAGTATCCGCGACGGGCTCGACTGCTGCGGGCCTACCTGTTCGCCACCGGGGAAGGGGAAGACCCCGAGGCCCGCTGGGTGCGGCTGCTCCTCGAGATGAAGAAGGTCGCCGTGCAGTCCCAGCAGGCCAACGAGAGCTTGCTGGCGTGGTTGAGGGGCCAAGCGCCTGTGCAACGGGAGATCATCGCCCTCCTCAAGGAGGCCGAGGACCAGCGTGAACGGCTGGTGAAGGCCGGGGAGAGGCAGGCCGCTGCCGCGGCCGACAAGGCGGACCAGAAGAAGGACTTGGCCAGGGACATCCGGGCAGGTGTAGTAGAACTCTGGAACAACAAGCCCTTCCAGTTCTTGTTGATGGGCGGGGTCTACTTCGTGCTCGACAAGATGGGCGCCGTGGCCTGGGTGCTGAAGAGACTCACCGAGTAGGAGTAGCCGTGTCCGACGACAAACCAGTGATGCTTCCTCCGTGGGTGCGGGGCCTCGGCAAGTACGCGGGAGTCGTCCTCCCGATGGTGTTCGCCGGCTACCTGGCCTTCCACGACCTGCAGCAGGACTTCGTGCTCGAGCAGGCGAAGGTCGTGGCCCTGACGGAGCGCGTCAAGTCCCTGGAGACCGCGAAGCAGGCCCGAGAGGTACGCGACGCGCGCCTCGACGAGAGCCTGACCTACATCCGCAAATCCTTGGACGGGCTGACCCTCGCGGTCGCTCAGATCGAGTAGATCATGCGCAAACTGACCATTCTCCTCGTGCTCGCCCTCGCCCTCATCTGGACGGCCGCCTGGGCCCAGTGGCTCGACGACACCTACCGGGAGGGGCCGCCCTTCCTCGTCGTGGATGACGACGACTCGGCCTCCGACGATGACGACTCGGCTGCTCCGCCCCAGGAGAACGCTCCTCCGCTGATGAAGGTGCAGGAGCGGCTGGAGGCGCAGGAGCAGCAGCTCCAGCAGATGAGCAGCGACATCGACGCGCTCAACGCCTACTTGGCGGACAAGGCCGCGGTGAAGTGCGGGGAAGCCCCTGAGGGGTTCGAGCAGCCGCCGCTCGAGTTCTACAAGAAGGAGGGGATCACGGCTCCGTTGACGAAGGCGCCTTCGGTGCCGGCGGAGACTCCTCCGGCTCCCTCTTCGGAGGAGTGACCTGGCCGGTCACTCCGTTGATCATCGCCGAGAAGGGTAGCTTCGTGGCGTAGGCGTCCAGCGCAGCGACGCCACCGAAGATCAAGGCCTCCAGCGCACCCTTGATGACCATGGCCCACCAGAGCTCCTGGGGGATCTCCAGGGACTTGGCCCCCGCGCCGATGCCCAGCGTCAGCATGCGGTCGTACAGGTACGTCCAAGAGGCGATGGTAGCCATGCCGAACCAGAACTTCCGGCTGTCCCAGAACCTCTTGTGCTTGGCGTTGTCGATCGCCCTGTCGGCGGCCTGCTGCTGTTCGTCAGTGGCCACTACCCGTTGGGGACCGTGATGACCTTGAAGGCGGCGCCCACTCTGGGGGTGACGACGCCGGTCAATTCGATGGCGCGCATGTCGATGTCCGACCCGGCAGGGAAGTCCAGACCGCTCATCGGCCCCAAGCCCATGTCGATGAGGTCCCTCGGTCCCGTGCCGCACGGCCCGTGGTGCCGCAGAGCGAAGGCGTCCGTGGCGGCCAGGCGGCCGTAGACCCTGGTCTCCACATCCGCGGAGGCGCTCAGCCAGGACTCCGTGCGGATCACGTAGCCTCGGTGGTTCGCCGGCACGGAGAAGACGCCCATGCGGGAGGTGCCCAGTCCAGCTGCGATCGTCGCAACAACGACTGCTCCCGCGACGATGCGGACCGACACCGCACCGGCGCAGGCATCCAGGGCCTCGACCAACAGAACGCGGTCGAAGGGGGCGACGAGGGCTTCCGGCGTGCTGCCGTTGGCGCCGTTGGTGGTCTTGGTCTCCGTGACGAGCGCGCCTGCACGGATGCCGGTGACCCGAATGCGCTTGTTGGTGTCGGCGGCCCCGGCGAGGATCTCCATGGGGTGCGGACCACCGACCAGACTCGCCCAGGGGTAGAGGCCTCCGCTGTCCCAGAGGGTGGCTTCCGCGGCGCCGGCGGCAGGGAGCCCGGCCAGCAGATGCCACACTCGCCAGCCCAAGGGGAGAGCGAAGTCAGCTAGGGTTCGGATCTCGGACATGTTGAAGCTCCGGGAAGGTGACCGTGTAGCCGTAGTCACCGTAGTCGTCTGCGGTCTCGAAGTATACGGCACGGCCCTCGGGCAGCACCTGCACCTTTCGCACCCGCTGCACGGTTTGGTCAAGGGCAGCCCGCACCATGGCGTCGCGCGCCTCCCCCGTGTAGGAGACCATGATCTCCCTCAGCAGGTCCTGGATCGCGCTGAGCCGGACGTAGGAGGCGGGGAACTTGTCCTTCCACTCCATCTTGGTGTAGAGCCGCCACGCCCACTGGCGGGGGTCGTTCCCCAGGCCCAGGTCAATGATCTCCGCGTCGGACATGGTCCTCCCTCTCCTTCCCGGCCTGCTGGAGCCGGGCGCTGGCGGACACCGGCCGCCGTAGACCGGGGGGCCGCACCTGCGTCGCCCCCTTCACCTTGCGTGCCTGCCTCGCCTTCGTCTGCCTGTGGGCAGAGTCGGTGTAGCCGACCGTCCGTCCGTAGATGGCGACCACCTCGTCGCAGGCCGCACCGTTGAAGCCGGCCTTGATGATGGCCTGGAGCAGCTTGCGATCCTCTCCACGCCCGCTGGGCCACCACACCCCGCTCTTCTCGCCAACGACGCCGGCGCGGTGCATGAACTCGTCAGGGATGACGGTGCCCCGCACCCAGTGAAGCCCGTTCGGTTCCCCGGGACCGGGCCGCGGCTCCTTGACCAGGCGGGCCACAACTCGGCCGTCCAGGTCTGGGTGCCCCACGGTGTGCCGGATGAAGAGGGTGCGCCCCCAGCAGAAGTCGAGCTGGGGGCGGTGCCGCAGGAACTCGATGCGTGCTTCGATGGAGCGGTAGGTCAGGACGTCGTCGTCGTCGAGGTACGCGATGTACTCTCCGCGCGCCATCTTCACGGCCTCGTTCCGCTGCAGCCCTCCGGACAACCCCAGTGGGATGGGGAGTTGCAGCACCCTCAGTCGATCATCCATCCGCAGGAGCTCGTTGAGGACCTCCGCAGTCTGGTCCTGCGAGGCGTCGTCGACCACGATGACTTCGGTGTCCGAGATCGACTGAGACAACGCGCTGTTGACCGCGCGGGCTAGGGCGGCGTCGCGGTTGCAGGTGGGGATGATGATCGAGGCGATCGGCATGCGAGAGACTCTACCCCGAAAGAACAGCGGAGATTGCGCAATAAGGATCTCGCCACTCTTACTACCGGAGAGATCCTTGTCTGATCAGGCTGCCTACGAGCTGCGCCGCATGCCGCTCGAGTCCTACTTCCAGGCGGAAGTCCCCTACGTCGATTGCACCGGCCTTCTGGGGTTCCTCCGCCAGTCCACCTTCCACGACCCCCTGCTCGTCGTCGGCCCCACGGGCATGGCGAAGAGCATGTCCGTCTACGCCCTCGCTCAGGAGACGGGGCTGCCCATCATCGAGTACAGCTGCACCGAAGAGACCCGCGACCTCGACCTCATCGGCGCCTTCGGCCTCGAGGGGGACACCTCGTTCTTCGGGCTCGGAGCCCTCACCACGGCCATCGAAGTGGCCAACGAGATGCACGAGCGCTTCGTCGCCAAGACCGAGGCCGGCGACGGTGCCATCCTGCTCATCAACGAGGTCAACGCCCTGCGGCCCCAGACCCAGAAGACGCTGAACCCGCTCCTGGACTTCCAGGGGACGATCAACGTCCACAAGCTGGGCCGCGCCTTCAGCCTCGACATCGGCGCGAAGCTCTGGGTCGTGATGACCATGAACCCCAGCGCCTACGGAGGCACCAACGCCCTGAACGACGACTTCAAGCGGCGCGTGCAGCCCATCTTCCTGGACTACCCGCCCAAGGAGCAAGAGCTGAAGATCCTGATGGGGCTGCGGGCCTCGGCCTGCGACGACGACAAGGCCATCCCGGACGCCGTCTTCGCCGAGAAGGTCGCGGGCGACAAGCCCTTCGTCTCGATGCTGCTGGAGCTCGCCGGCGACACCCGGACGGGGACGTTCGAGTACTCGCTGTCCACGTCCGACCTGCACCAGATCTGCCGCAACGCAGCACTCTGGGGGGTGCCCAAGGCGCTGCTCCTGTCCACCTTCAAGTTCGAGGAAGCGCAGCAGCGCGAGTTCTACGTCAAGAAGGTGCAGGCGCGCATGGGGGTCGACGTCGCCAGCCTCAACGTGCTGGACGTGCCCAAGGCCAAGCCGAAGCCCAAGAAGCGCCGGAAGGCGACTCCCTGATGTCTGCCCAGGACGAGGAGTTCCTGGGCATCGTCCGGGACACGCTGACCGGCTACATCGGAAGGTTCAACATCAACGCGGGGTTCCTGGCAGCCCTGCAGGCGAAGCTCGAGGAGCTTCTTCGCGACCATCAGATGAGGACCGGCCCCCACAACAAGGCACAGGACTGGGCGCTGCTCCAGCTGTGGTTCCGTTCCCAAGGGGCGCGCCTGGAGGGGGACGGGAGCCTCTACACCGCCGAGGGGTCACGGGTCGGGCGCGTCTGCCCCGACTCCGTGACCCGCGAGGTCACCGTGGAAGTGGACGAGGAGGACCCGACCAAGATCGTCTACTCCCTCTTTGAGTACGATCTCGTGCTGGAGCACCCCCTCACCACCATCACCATCGACATCACGCTGGGGGGGCCGGAACGGGACCTGGAGGAGAATCCCTACACGGCCTACGAGTTCCGAGCTCTCCACGGGAGAGACCCGATCAACGATGATCTGCAGAGGCTCAACTGCCCCACCGTCGGCACCCCCGGCCACTGGCAGTGCGGCCTCTGCGTCGAACACAACAAGGCCCGCTTCGTGTGCGGGTGCCTCAAGGAGGGCTGATGTCGCTGCCTACCTTCGGAGAGCCCGAGTTCGGAGAGCCCAACCTGTCCTGGGGCTTCGAGGATGAGGAGAGCGGCGAGGACGGCCCCGCACTGTGGACCCTGTTCCTGGAGAGCTTCCAGGATCACATCGATGGCATGATGCCGCAGGACTGCCGCTGGCTCGCCACGGTCAAGGACTTCGGCTGGCGAAAGTCGAACGGCCAGAAGGAGTTCATCGCCGAACACGCCGAGGAGATGCTGCGGCAGATCCTCCCCAAGACCGAGTGCCACTTCAAGATCTGGATCGACATGGCGGGTCAGCAGATCCGCCTGCAGAACTTCCACCACGACAGCGCAACCGGGGACGAGATCTACATGATCCGCCCCCTCACCGGAGAAGACACATGAAGCTCACCTACTGGCTCGCCAAGGACCTGACCGAGTACGAAGAGGACGAGGACGGCAACGTCGAGGAGCCCACCCACGTCCGGGCCAAGAGCCGCAAGGACTGCAAGGCCGAGATCGAGGGCATGGAGGACAGCTACTCCGTCCCCACGAAGATCGAGGTGGAGTACGCCAACGGCTTCGACCTGCTCGACCAGTGCCTCGCCGGCCTGGACCTCGCCTACTTCGAGGCCGAGGAGGACTAGGTGGCGGACTTCGACCCCAAGTACGATCACGACTGGGTCGAGCCGGACGGCGACGGCGCAGTGGTGGCCTACTGCCGCCACTGCGAGTCGACCGCCGAGGGCACCGTCGACCGGCGGTGTCCGGAGCTGCTCTGGAAGGCTCTGGCGGAGAAGACCTCTCGACGACGCCTCCCGGACAGGCGTCAGGGCTACACCCAGAAGGCGCGCGTCGCCGGCCACAAGATCTTCCTCAAGACGGGAGAGTACGAGGACGGCACGCTCGGCGAGATCTTCGTCGACATGCACAAGGAGGGCGCGGCCTTCCGGTCGCTGATGAACTGCTTCGGCATCGCGGTCTCCCTGGGTCTCCAGCACGGAGTGCCCCTGGAGAAGTTCGTGCACCTGTTCATCTTCAGCCGGTTCGAGCCGAGCGGGATGGTGACGGGCAACGACCGGATCAAGATGTCGACCTCCGTGGTCGATTACATCTTCCGGGAGCTGGCCATCAGCTACCTGGGCATGGCCGACCTCGCGCACACCGACGTCACCGAGGAGAACCTCCGTCCTGACACCCTGGGCCACCCCTCCAAGGAGCTGCTCACTCCCGTAGAGGGGCCGGCTCCAGAGGCCGTAGCGAAGTTCGATGCCGCAGAGGCGTGGAAGGGCAACCCTCACGCTCCCGCGGTCACGATGTCGCGGGAGATTGCGGTGGGGGCCGGCTACACCGGCGACAGCTGCTCCCATTGCGGGAGCATGCGGATGAAGCAGTCCGGCACCTGCGGTGTCTGCGAGGACTGCGGAGCGACCAGCGGATGTAGCTGATGCAGCTGCGTCTTCCTCTTACCCTTCAACCACGAGGAGAACGGCCAATGGGCGAGTGCTTCGCAGCCGTGATCTGGGGGGTCGCTCCCCCCGAGGAGTTCCCCGTCGAGGGGGGCATGAAGTTCGGCTCTTGGGTCGACAACTGGGACGACTTCTTGGCGACCTGTCCCCCGGAGCTGGAGAACCTCTCCTTCGAGAGCAGCTCCCCCGACTGCGACGAGAAGTGGATGGGCATCGTGGCCCTGCGCATGCAGCTCGACAGCGTCTGCTGGACGATGCTCGAGCTGCAGCCGAAGATCAGCCAGGCCCGACGTCTCTGGGGCGTGCTGAGGGATCACGTACAAGAGCACCTCGATGTGCGCCTGCCCGAGGGGCAGATGCTCATCGTCTTCGACCACACCTGACCGAGTAGGTACCCTAGATCCATGTCGGGAGACCTCTCATTCGCTGCACAGGTCCGGGCGTTCCTGGAGTCCCGAAAGGACAAGGAGCGCCTGGGCCCGGCGCAGCTTCGCTTCCTCGCCAACCCAGAGGCGGACGCTGAGGCCGTGCCCACCCCGATCTTCGACCTACGCCTGGAGGAGGGACACTGGGAACTCCACATCGAGGGCATCGTGCTCGACGACAGCGGCGACGTGCTCCTGCCCTACGAGGTGGTCCCCGGCGACGACCATGACCCTGAGGAGCATCCCGCTCGAGTACTCCTCGACGACGACACCCCGCGAGGCTGACATGGCGCGGTACACCATCCCCTTCTTCACCGTCACGTCGCCTGCGGTGGACAAACCGGTGAATCGTTGGTCGATCGGGGTCGATTGGGGGGTCTCCTCCCCCGACTACCCGATCACCAAGATCATCGAGGAGCAGTCCATCCGGGACATCCAGGCCATCGAAGACAGCGCCTTCCTCGAAGCCATGCTCGATGTCCACTACGACGGTGACGCCTTCACCGCTGCTCTGCCCGCAGACACCTACATCTTCTGAGGAGGCCCCGTGGCCGACTTCACTCTCCCAGCGTCGCTGCGCGGACCCGCGTGGCAGACGAAGGACGCTTGCTACAAGCTCGTCAACACCACCAGCAAAGCCCTCGGCCAGCCCATCTGGCTCCGCGACGCTCCCTTCGGCAGCACCGACGGCCGGCAGGTCAACGTGCCTCTCGCCGACCCCGAGGCATGGCTCGTGGCGGGCCACGAGCTGAGCCACATCGTCTTCGGCTCGAACATCGAGGCGATGCACCACTTCACCACCAAGCTGGCGGACCGGATCATCACGGACTTCCTGGCCAAGGGAGACCGCACCCTCTCGGGGCAGACGGAGCCCCTGGCCGCCTTCATCCACCACGTCGTGAACATCCTGGACGACAACCGCGTCGCCTACTGGTGGGGCCAGTTCAACCCGGGGGACTACGACCTCCTGGTGGCGCGGTGGAAGCGGATCGGCCGAGAGCAGACGGAGGGAGCCAAGAAGGACTTCTTCCAGTTCATGCTGAGCTGCATGTTCGGCCAGGCGCCCGCTGACGCAGACGCAGACTTCCTGGCCGTGCAACCAGCCATCGAGCAGGCGTACCTGGACTGCGTCTCCTCGGACTTCACCTCCTGCATGGCTGCGGCGGCCAAGCTGATGTCCAAGCTGACGAAGCTCCTGGGAGACCGCTTCGCGCAGAAGACGGGAGCCGCCGCTCAGCCTGCCGGGAACGCCCCGAGCGGTGCCGGGGCAGTGGCCACCCTCTTGGGCGACCCGGGGCAGCAGGATCCCGCGGTGACGCAGGCCGTGGCGCTGCGCCTCATGGCTCTGCTGGGCCAAGGCGACATCGACCTGCTCAAGAGCCAGGGGCACAGCGACACGCCCGTCGAGGGGTACGTCAAGAAGAAGCTGGACGCCCACCGCTTTGACCCTGCAGCGCAGGCTCAGGCTGCTGCAGCCATGGGGGGTTCTCAGCACCTGGACAACCCCGACACCCAGGCCGCGGCGGCTGCCGCCATGCTGCAGACCATCGCTGATCTGCAGTCGGGGCAGTCCGACGTCCCCGACAAGGACGAGTGGCTGACGGAGGACGCGAAGGCCAAGGTCCAGCTCCACGACATCCAGGACTCGCAGCTCGTGCCGCGGGTGCTGACGGGAGAGGAGTTGGCGATCACCTCGCGGCTGCACTCGAAGTTCGTCAAGATCCGCGGCAAGCAGCGCACCCACCTGGACTACGAAGGGACGACGGTGGACATCCAGGCCGCCGTGCAGCGCCGCATGACGAAGGAGGGGCCGATCTTCCGGTCTCCCCGACCTCTGCCGGGCTTCAAGTACCTGCTCCTGCTCGATGGCTCGGGGTCCGTGGTGGGCTCTCTGTTCGAGCAGGAAGCTCGAGCAGCGCTGCAGCTGGCCAAGGCCCTGAACTTCCCCGGCGTGGAGGGGCAGGTCTGGATCTACTACGGCGGCTGGGATAGCGAAGTGGTCATCCACCGGATGGGGCACCCCATCCGCAAGATGCCCGCCAACAACGACAACACGATCCTCGGAGGCTCCACCCCATCACACACCGCCATTCGCGTGGCGGCCCGGGAGCTGATGACGAAGACCGGCTTCCGTCAGCTCATCCACCTGACCGACGGAGCTCCCACCGGATCGGGGGCCAAGACCCACGTCCGCCGCAACATCATGGAGGCCATGCGCGAAGGAATCCGCGTGCAGACCCTCTACGTGGGAGGGCAGATCAGCTACGAAGACGCGATGTTCATGTCCCACTCCACCAAGTTCTTCTCCCAGTGCCCTTGCGATTCCGCCGGGCAGGCGCTCGTGTCGCTCGGGGAGAAGCTCTTCCACCAGTACCTGACAGGAAAAGCCCGATGATCGACGACGACCCCACCCGCATGGCCGACATGCCTGACCTCACCGACCCCCTCACCATGCAGCAGAAGCTGGAGGAGGCGGCCCAGATCCTCAGCGACGCCGGCCTCTCCTTCTTCCTGGCCGTCACCGGCCCCATCAAGCAGGACGAGGTGATCAAGCCCCTGTCGATGGCCACGATGTCGGCGCGGCCCCTGCAGAGCCACGCGCTCCTCTCCTCCGTCTGGGCGGGACTGGGCCAGTACATGATCACCGAGTACTCCGGGCTGGTCACCGACGACACCGTCGACGCCGTGTTCCGCCTCGGCGCCACCGAGGCGAGCGCCGTCATGGGCATCGCCCTCTCCCGCTCGCGCGGGGCCGCCGTGATGGAGCGGATGCAGCAGGAGGCGGCGCTGAAGGCGGCCGGGCAGGGGGTGTACGAGTGACCCGGGAGCAGTGGCTCGCCAAGGCCCACCAGCTCTACATGGCCAAGTTCGACCCTCGGAAGGAGGGGAGGCTGTCCATGGCCCTGTTCGACGGAGGCATGGCGGTCTTCCAGTCCCTGCGCGACGCGCTGAAGGACGTGGGGCCGTTGGAAGACGAGACGCCGTCGCCCCCGGTCGACGAGGCTGACGAGTTCGATGAGCTCTGTCGAGTCGACGAGGACTTGGCGTGCCCTCCCGAGTGATCAACATGTCCCTCCCCAACTCTCGCCTCGTCGACCGTCTTCGGGCGGAAGCGGAGCGGGAGCGGGGGAGGACTGTCTCCGTCTCGGAGGTGACCAACGCGCTGCTCGACGACGTCCGGGAGCGCCTGGAGCGCGACGATGTGCTCCTGAACACCAAGACCCTGCTGCCCCAGGAACCTTGACCTGTCACGCCCTCCCCGTCACGCTGTCGGGGAGGGCGTGGGTCTGCAGCTCGGCGTACATCTCTCCTCCTCGCGCTGGGACTGATCCCCCGGACCCGCCCCTCTCTTAGCTTGAGGTGATCCGTGAGCCTGCTTCAGCCCCTGCGACGCTTCCTGAAGAAGCACCGGATCTACCTGCTCCGCCTCCCCAGCGAGGACATCACCCCTGGCACCCTGCTGAACAACCAGGGCGAGGTGCTGCAGCACCTGGCGGACCTGGACTGCTTCCCCGAGGACCTGAGCATCAGCCCGCCCCTGCAGTCCTCCGCGCTGCTGGACCACTGGACCCACACCGTGTCGGTGCCGAACGCCGGCCTGAAGGTGGGGGTGCCTCAGATCGCCTCCTTGCGTGCCGGCCTCTCCGTCGGCAAGCAGGTCCAGGTGCAGGTGGGTCCGCTGACCCAGAAGAAGCTGGTGCACGACGAGCTCAACCGCATCGGCGAGCCGGACTACCTGACCGATCTGGACTACCTGCAGATGGTCAACTCCTCGCTGGACTGCGGGGACATGCGGGAGGTGGTGCGGCTGATGAAGTCCAGGCGCGCGGGCTTCCCCGTCGAGCGGCAAGTCGACATCGTCGAGTCGACGGTCTACGCCGAGTGGCTGAAGTTCTCCTTCTACGGAGAGGGGCGGGTGGAACTCGGCATCGAGCTGGAGCAGGCCGTCCTGCAGGCTGTCCAGGCCGACGTAGAGGCGGGAGTGGACATCGAGTGGACCTCCGAGGGGTCGCTGCTCTGGAAGACGCAGTCGGCCCTGCCCCTGGGCTTCACGGCGGTCCGCTACGCCTGGTGGAACAAGCGCTTCATCAGCTCCACCTTCTGAACGACGAAGGCCCTCGTGGGTCACACGAGGGCCTTCACCGATCACTCCGCGGAACCGCTACCCCGGAGGGAATCCTCCCGAGGGGATGGACCCGGAGGGCAGCATGTCCGCGCCGGGGATCAGCTCATCGATGCCGCCGCGGATCAGGGCGACCGCGTTGACGTCGATGGGCATCATCCGCTCGAACTGGATCTGCGCCGACTCCTGGATCACCGTGCCCTGCGAGTCCGAGGCGAGGTTGATCGCCGGGACGTAGCAGGACTCGAGGTACCCGGCCCCCAGGGTGGCCATGTTGCTGTCGCGGAAGTACAGCAGGATGCCGATGGGCTGGGCGAACAGGTCCGAGGCCAGGTTCAGGAACACGTTCTCGTAGCCCGGCGGGATGACGACGTCGTGCTTGTTGGCGACGCCGGCGATGCCGGGGTTGTCGAACATGGCCGCGAACGAGGCCCCCGTGTCGGGGATCAGGTCCTGGTAGTAGGCGTAGAGCACCCGCATCAGCGAGGACCCGTGGTACATGATGCGCGAGAGCGACATCTGCCCCATGGTCCGGCCGCTGATGAAGTAGCTGCGCTCCGAGCCGACCTCCCAGAACCGGCTGAACTGCCGGTTGTGGGAGAGGTTGAAGTTCTGCACCACGCCGATGGGGAAGGCGAACTCGGCCGGGGAGCCGAGATCTCCGTTCCCACCTGCCACCGCCGCCAGACGCGGGGGTCCCGCGGCGATGAGGGTGAAGGCGGCCGACATGAACCGGCCGTCGATCATGCCGCCCTGCACGTAGCTGTCGTAGGGCGACCATCCAGAAAGCTGGGCCATCAGAGGCTCCTTCTCAGACCGAGGTCTGCCAGTGGAGGACGTCGCCGGCGGCGAAGGGGAGTCCCGACACCACGGTGGCGGAGACGAGCAGGGCTCGGCGGTTGGCGTTCACCTGCACCCAGCCGTAGGTGGCTGCGTCGACGGCACCGGCTTCGCCCGAGAGAGGCTTGAGCAGGCCGACGCTGGACTCGAGCTGGAGATGCGTCCAGGCCGGGGCGTTGGTCCACGGCACCGAGCCGACGGGAATGACGTCGCCGGCGGTGAGAGCCGTCACATCGGCCAGCGTCACGGTGTAGGAGCCCTGGCAGCGGCGGATGGCCGCAGGCAGCTCGCCCCCGGTCATGAGCGCAGCGGGAGCCGGAACATCCAGGACGTTGATGGTGGACACCATGGCGAGGTTGCCCGCGGCACCCCAGTTGGTGCGCGGCAGGAAGACCACCTTGTCGGTGTCGACGACAGCCGCATCGACCTCACGGTCCGCGTCACCGTTGATGGCCGCTGCGATCTCCACTGCGAGGTCAGCGTTCGAGCCGACGCCGCTGACGTCGACGGCGACGGAGCCGGCGGTGACTCCATCCGGCACGGTGTCCAGCTCGTAGATCCGCGACCCGAGGGTCAGGTCTTCCCCGTCCACGTGGTTGGCGAAGTCGATGACGCGGATGTAGCCGACTCCGCCAGGAGCACGCTCGTCCACGAACTGTCGGGCGATGCCGCGCCAACGGGCGTCGTGCTTGCGGTGCAGACGACGGTCGCCCCAGGGATCGCCACCTTCGACGGTGACAGAGAGGGGAGCCTGTCCGGGCTCGAGAGGGAACTGGTACGTCATGGCGATCTCACAGGGTCAAGAGGTGTGGTGAGCAGATCCTCTCGGAGACTGCTTGTGACCTACCCACTGCAGGCCACCATCACGTCCTCGGTGTGAAGACAGCGTACTCTTCTCCCGGCATCCCTGCCAGGAATCAGACCACCAGGGTCACGCGGATCTGGCCGATTCCCGATCGAGCAGGTCCTGGAGCCTCTCCAAGTGAGCCTCACCGCCCGTGGTGTTCTTGGTCAAGCGCTCTTCCAGAAGCCCCAGGGCGGCCTCGATGTCGTCCACGGGCTCTGATCCAGGAGGGTGCGTGGTCCACTGACGCAGCTGCAGGTTCTCCAGGCGGTTGTCGTCCCGCTTCCCATTGATGTGGTGCACGACCTCCTTCGGGCCAAGAAGTCGGTCGAGATGGGCCTCCATCACCAGACGGTGCTCCAGGACGTTGCCGTACTTGTCGGCGTTGGGGTGCTCCGGCGCGTGCTTGCGGACGTACCCGCCCGAGGTCCTCCAGCGGGCCTTCCTTCTGGGCCGTCCCCGAGTCTTGTGCTCTCGGAGCTTGTTGCCCTGCTCGTCAATCAGGCCCGCCTGCTCCTGCCTCCGGTGCTTCTGGCACATGCCGCGCCTCGTCGGCCGGGAGTGGCAGTCTGGGACGGAACAGGCCAGGCCCTCCGCTGACGGGACCCTCTTCAACTCCCGGAGCCGGACTCCGTCCTCATCAATGATCCGGCGATAGTACTGCGCGTAGTGGCGACGGCACATCCGGACTCTTCCATTCTCGATCTCCCTGCCGCACCCCTCCAGCCTGCACACGCCTTCACGGGAGTGGTTGGCGTGGCGCTCTCTCGCCTCCCCCGAAGCGCCCGACATCCGCCGCTGGTAGTGCTTGCTGCACATCCGACGGGCGACGATCGGGTCACCGCAGCCATCGACTTCACAGCCGCCGTCCCGGCCCTGCTTCATGGGCCGCAGCGAGGCACCGCGCTCGTCGATGGCGCCGCGACGGAGCTGCATGTAGTGCGTGCCGCACATCCCTCTGGACTTCGATGGCTTCTCGCAGCCGTCGAGTTTGCAAGGGGGCTTGATCTTCTTGGGCCGTCCACCGGGCATAGCTACCTCCGAGAGACAGCCTACCACACACCTAGTGGAACTTACGCTAGACGACCAAAGTCACGCGGATCTGGTTCGCCGGGTAGAGCGGCGTCAGGGTCACGTCGACCAGGATGGTGTCGGGGCTCGACTCGTCCTGCAGCACGTTGTTCAGCTGCGCCGCCGCGATGACCTGCAGCCCGTCGGGGCCGAGGAAGGCCAGCTGGCCCTGGATCACGGTGGCGAGGTTGTTCAGGAACTGCGGGGTGATGTTGAACCGGCCGATCAGGTTCCGCAGCGCGTTCCGCAGGAACTTGGCCACGAAGTCGACCGCCTTGGTGATGGACAGCTCCCGCTGTTCCACCGAGCTCGTGTCGGTGGAGAGCTGGTGCCGGCACATGACCGCGCCGCCCGACGACTGCTGGAAGAGGATGTACACCCCTCCGCCGGCGATCTGGTCGAGCAGGCTCTTCTTGTAGGTGTCGTGCGACCCCTGGACCGCGCTCAGCCCCGAGATGGGGAAGTTGGTCAGGGGCTGCGCCGGCGGCTGGTGGCCGATCTGCCCCGCCACCGCGGCGGCGGCGTAGTAGGCCGGCACGACGGCGGTGCCGGCGTCGAGCTCCGCCGACACCGAGTCCGGGAACAGGTAGAACATCCGCCGGTTCAGGTAGTCCGTGGCGGACGCGGCCACCGCGGCGGCACGGGCCGGCAGGTCCGGGAGGGAGCTGCCGGGGATCAGCAGCTCGTCCCCGCGGATCTTCAGCGCGTAGGCCACGCTGACCAGCGACGAGGTCAGCTGCGTGGTCGTGTAGAAGCCGTCGTCGTTGTCCGGCGAGGAGAACGAGTTGCGGAACTGCAGCAGCGTCCCGTTGACCAGCGACAGGCTGTAGCGGCGGAAGTCCCCGCCCACGGTCACCTCGAGGTAGACCCCGTCGTCCGCGTCGAGCGCAGCCGGGTTGAGTCCGGCGGCCACCAGCTGACCCGTGGGGTTCACGTCGATGGTCATCTCGTTGGGGTTGGCCGTGGAGTCGCCGATGCCCGAGGCCACCGCTGCCGGGAAGGCGCGCGTCGGCGCCTCCGGTGCGATGAGTCCGATGCGCTCGCCCCGCTGCTCCGCCGCGCTCATGGCGGTGACGTGCGTGTCGAGCACCAGGTGGACCAGCTCGTTCTCCGTCAGCGGAGCCATCGCGTAGACGTCCTTGGCCTCCAGGTAGTCGAAGGCCCGGGCGTAGCCGTCCAGCGTGCCCTCGGGCTGCGCGGCGCTGACCTCGTCCACCCCGATGCCGGTGATGGCCGTGGTCGGCGAGTTGAGCAGCGCGAGGTACATGCCCAGGAAGAGCGGGTTCCGCGCGTCGATGGGCTCACCGATGGCCTCGAGGGTCGCCTGGTCCTCGATGGTCAGCAGCTTCTCCACCGCGGCGGAGGACGAGCTGACATCGAGGCGGAGTGCCTCGTAGGCCACGTACAGACCAGCGGAGGCCGGGACGAACGGGGCGCCGGTCAGGCTGTTGCGCAGGATGCCCGCGCCCAGCACCAGGTTGCCGCTGAGGTCCAGGAAGCAGTCCGGGTTCGGGCGGCCCGAGCCGGCGGCCTCGTCGTTCGCCGGCAGGAAGCCGAGGATCGAGTCCGCCGTCGAAGCCGCGTCCACGTCGATGGACGAGGCCACTCCGCCCAGGGGCGAGGTGAGGCGCATGAAGGTGGTGGAGATCGAGGCGATGGCCGCCCCGCCGTGGGCGAGGTTGATCGCCGCGACCGCGTCGTCCAGCGAGTCGCTGCCGAAGGTCACCGTGATCGCGTCACCGCCGTCCAGCGAGTGCTGGAGGGTCGTGCCGCTCAGGGTGCCTGCGCCGGCGACCGGCGCGTTGGTCATGTCCAGGGTGCCGCCACCGCCGGAGTCGTCCGAGACCGCGACGGTGACACCGTCGCCGGACTCGAAGCTGGTGAACACCAGCTCCCCGGTGGCCGCCGCGGGACCGGAGAAGGTGCCGATGCGGATGTTGCCGGCCCAGGCGAGCTGGTTGGCCTGCAGGTTCAGCTCCGTCGCGAGGTCTGCGAGGGTGGCATCCGCCGCCTCGGCCGCGCCCATGGTGTGGACCTTGGTGAAGGTGCCGCGGCTGTCCGTCACCACGACCGTCACGGCCGTACCGCTCAGGGTGGCGATGGGCAGGGCGCCGATGGTCCCGCCCGTCTCCGTCGCGGGGGTCCCGTACTCCTGGTCCTTGCCGGTGTGCGACGTGGCCAGGGCGACCGAGAAGCCCAGCATGGCGTTCGCTGTGCCGGTCGGCAGCACGACGAGGGTCTGGCCGGACCCCGTCTTCGTGGTCTGCGCGTGGATCCAGACGTTGGCGCCGTCATCGAAGACGTTCCAGGCGTCGATGCCGGGGATGGCGAGGGCGTCCAGGGCCGCCGCGAGCTGCACGGTGTTCGCCGCCGTACCCGCGAGGGTGGACGTCACCTGCGTCTGGGAGATCCCGTCGTCGACCAGCTGGGTGATCAGGGTCAGCCCGGCCAGGGCCAGCGTGCCCGCGAGAGCCGCGCTGGTCAGGCTGCCGTCGCTCTGGACCTCGGCCTTCTGCGCCGCGTTGGCCGCCAGGTTGCCCGTGAGCACGGCGGCCACCGGGGCGGGGCTCACCGAGCCCCACTGCAGCCCCTGCGCCTCGAACCACACGTTGCGGGGCGCGAAGGGCACCCCGTGGCTCGGCACGTTGACCTCGCGGTCGTCGTAGAAGCGGGTGGTGGCGTTGCCCTCGTCGTCGAAGGTCGAGAGCGCCGAGTTCAGCTGCGCCATGCGGAAGCGGCTGGCCTGCACCTCGACGACCTCCCACCCCGGGTCGACACCGTCGCTCACCATCGCGTCGCCGGCCCGCACCGAGCTGGCCGCCTGCAACGGGATGTCCGCGCCGCCCCCGGTGAAGCTGAGCAGCGCGGCGTCGGCGTTGGAGATCGTGCCGGCCTCGGTCCAGCGGCCCAGGCCGAGACCCGCGCCTCCCCAGGAACCGGCGACGCCGTTCTGGAACGCCTCGCCCTCGAAGAACTCGATCCAGGGGCTGACGAGGTCGCCGTCGGAGTCGTCCTGGGCCCGGTAGCCGGAACCCTCGACCCGGCGGGACTGCGTGTCGCCGAACATGGCGGTCATGGCGCTGCCGCCCGCCCGGATGTCGATCGAGGAGAGAGCTCCCCAGGTGTTCGAGCGGATCATCACCTCGGAGGCGCCGCCCACCACGACGGAGGCCACGTCCTCGCCGACCGCGGCGTTGATGGCCGAGGCCACTTCGGCGGCCGTGGCCACCGGGGCCGCGGCGGAGATGGTGACGGTCACGTCCTGGCTGGTGTCCACCGCGCTGGGGCGGTCGAAGGCGAGCACGAGCACATCGCCGTCGGCCAGGGCCCACGGGGTCGTCTCACCGAAGTCGGTGACGATGACGGCGCGGCTGGCCACGTTCGAGGCCGCCAGGAAGGCGGAGCCGAAGGGGCTGCCGTCTCCGCGGGGGAGGGCGATGAGGGAGCCGCCGTAGAAGAGCGACGCCTCGACCGTGTCCTCCTGGATGTCCAGCTCGGAGATGTTGCCACGCGGGTCCGGGAACGAGGACTGGCTCAGGCTGAGGGGGTACTGGCTGTAGGACGTCGCCAGGGCGTCGGCGCTCAGCAACCCGTCCACCTGCGTCTCGATCACCTGGAAGGCAGGACCGATGATGCACGCCGGCAGCGTCGCGCTGGCGATGGTGGGGGAGGTGGTCCGGATTTCCTGGATGACGGTGACACCCGGCTGGGGGATGGCAGGCATGTGTCAGCTCCTCATTCGTCGTTCGTGGGCTCGGGGCCCTTGCGCATTCCAGCAACCTGCAAGTCGCCGGAGGGTGTTACAAAGCCAGTTCTCAGATCATTCAGCCGCACCAGGTGTGGCCTCTCGTAGTCCCGCGCCCGGTCGGCCTGGATGTAGTCCAGGCTGGTCTGGGTGGGCGGGGCAATCGGCCGGGTGTACCATCCCCACTGCATGTACCAGGGGATGTTGACCGCCACCATCCGAGCCCGTTCGTCGGACGCCCCCTGGAAGATCTGCCCTGGAGGAGTGGGCGGCGCTACAGCCAGCTGTTGACCGATCTGATGGAAACTTCCTTCTGTCTGCAGCAACCTCCGGTGATACCTGATCTGACGGGAAATCCACCCGCCAAGCCTTCTTGCCTCGGTCTCGACCCCGCCCAAGGCGTACACCGTGAGCGTTCCCGGGACCAGATCAACGTGGAGGCGTTCGCCAGTCAGCTGGTCCTCGGCCCGCAGTTGGTCCATCGCGATGTTAGCGGCCTGGTACTGCCCTACGTCAACGGCAATCGCCGGCCGGGGGGACACACGGCCGTAGTCCAGCGGCGTCCCGCCGGAGATCCAAATCCCCGAGGTGTTGAGGTCCGGCTCCCAATGCCACGCGTGGTCCAGGGGCAACTTGTTGCAGAGGCCCTGCAGGAAGCACACCATCACGTGCCGGGCCCACAGGTCGTGCTCCTCGACTCCCGGGATGACTCGGCTACCCGAGCTCGGCTTGACCTGCTCGTTGCTCACCGGGGACTCCCTGGTTCAGGCGCTGCTTCTTGCGGCGCGACTCACGTCGATCTTGCGCCCTGGCGACTCGCTTCGCCAGGGACGCCGTCGCGAGGCCGCCTCCTACGAGGACTCCCGCCCCTTGCAGGACCTGCAGCTTCTCGGAGTTCGGCAGGTTCTTGTAGGCCGGCATCCGCAGGAGGCCCTCATGCACTCCTGCGCCCGCCAGGTAGCCCAGGCCCATGCCCCCGGTGATGCCTGCAGCCTCACGGGTGACCCTCTTCGCCAACCGCCAGTTGCGCTTGGCGTCCGCGCCGGCCTCCTTGTGGAACCTCTCAGCGTGCTGCCGGTGCGCAGCTTGATAGAGGGGAGCGAGCCGCTCCTTCCGTCTCCGGAGGAGGCGGTTCCGCAGTGCTCCGGCCCCCGCGCCCAATGTCGCTCCGGCACCCATCAAGATGGGGATGGCCTCGTCGTCGAACATGGGGTGTTCTTCGTTCAAGATGGCGTCGGCACCGGAGAGCGCAAGCCCTGCCCCTGCTCCGACCAATGCCCCTGCTCCCGATCGTCGCGCCAGGGCTCTCCCGCCGGTATCCGTCTCCGCCTTCGCCTGCAGCTTCCGCAGCTTCCGGACCGCCTTGGCCTCTCGCTTTGCCGCCCCCCAGTCAACTCCGGCGGCATCGGGGCCTCCCCGGAAGAAGGCCTCCTTGATGGGGGTCTCGTCCGGGGTCGCAGCGTCGACCAGCTGCTGGATCTTGCCCCGCCGCTTGTAGCCCAGGCGCGCTCCCACGGCCCCGGCGGCCAAGTCGGGGCCGAGCAGGTGGGCGAGGTGGGTGGCCCTGCCCGGGCGGGCCCGGTACAGCGCGGTGGTGACCGGGGCGACGGCAGCACTCGTGAGAGCCCCCAACCCAGCGCCTTCGACGGCTGCTCGGCGACGATCTCCCTTGGCCGCGGCTGCGCCGAAGCCTCCCCCGATGATGCCTCCCCAGCCCGCCGCGCTCGCCGTCTCTCCGGCGAGGCTGCCTGTCGGCTTGGAGCCCTCCCACTCCTCGCGGAGCTTGTGGCCGGCGAACTGCTTCCAGTTCTTCGCCGCCTGGCGGAGCCCCGGCTTGAAGTGCGGGTCGGCGCCGGCTTGCTTCGTGAGCGCGATCAGCTCTTCGCGGAAGGCGATGGCTTCCCAGGTCATGTCACCCCCAACCGGCTGAAGACGCCGTCGAGTCCGTCAACCACGATCTCGGGGTTCACAGGGTTGTGGAACTGCCTCACCGCCGTAGGATCCAGCGTCGCAGGGTCCACGTCCAGGGGCAACAGGAACTCCATGTCGCCAGGAGTGATGCGGTGGATCTGGAGCTGCTGCTTGACCGGGGCTCGAGCGCGCTCCGTGTAGACCCGGTTGTGCACCAACCAGCGCACGTTCTCGGGCTCCACGATGACGTCGCGAGGATCGACGGGCGGGAAGAAGATCGTCCAGGCCGTCGAGTTCTCGATCTGCAGCTCTCCCACGGGCGGGACGTTCTGCGGCGTCTGTGCCGCGGGGGCGATGTTGCAGTAGAACTCGATGGGCCTGTGGTAGCCCCCGGCCCAGCCCGTGCCGTAGCAGGACATGCACTTCGACTTGACCCGCTGCATCGAGCGAGGGTCCCAGCACTCTGGGCACTTCGCTCCCGACGTGCGGCGCTTGAAGAGCCAGCACTTCCGGCCCACGAACTCCTTGAGCAGCACCAGCTCCTGCCGCGCCATCTCGAGGGCGTCGAGGGGCGGGGCCGCCCGGAGGCTGACGGGCACGTCGGGGTAGAACGACTCCTCCCCGGTGGAGCGGCGGACAACCCTGATCCGGTAGTAGAGCTTGGCCCAGTTGTGGAGCAGCCCGGCCTGGGCGTCGACGAAGATGTAGGTGTCCACCAGCGCCTGAGGGGAGACGGTGTCCCACTCCCCTCCAGGAGACCCTGCTCGCTGCACGTGGAAGTCGTAGTCGAGGGGACTCTCGGACGTGTCGGCGATGTCCCACGAGAGGGTCAGCCTGTCCAGGTCGAGAGATCTGCAAGCTACGTTGATCAGCTCCAGCACGGCAGACCCCTCAGGATCTCCTGGGCCGCTGCCTCACCGTCGGCGAGGAGGGCGGCCGTCTTCTCGAAGTCGAGTGCCTCGGTGACCTCGATGAAGGCGAGCTTCGGCCGCATCGGCTGTTGAGGCTGCTGGGCCGGCTGCGGGGGGTGCTGGCGCAAGGGCGCCTCGTACTGCTGCTTCGCCTTGCGCCGGGCCTTGAGGAGCCGGTGCACTCCGTACCCCGCCGCCGCGATGCCCGTGCCGGCAGCGAGCTGCTTGCCTGTGGGACGGAACTTCGACCTCGGCTTCGTGAGGGGCGCCTGCGGCCGGTGCATGTGCTCGAACGACTGTCGAGAGGCGGAGTTGACGCTCAGGCTGTCCTTGTGCGTCGGCGCCATGCCGGAGATGGCCTCCCACTTCTTCTTGCGGTCGAAGAGGGCCTCCTTCCCCATCGAGCTGATGTGCTGGGCCCGCTCCCCGTAACCCTCCCGCTGTCGCCGATGCGCCCAACGCGTGAGTACGCTCGCCTTCTCCTCCTTCGCCTGCGAAGCGTCGTGGCGCTCCTGGATCACGGAGTGCAGGTCCTTCAATTCCTCGGGGTGGAAGGCTGCCTGGCCTGACACCAAGCGGTTGTGCACCTCCTTGCCCCATGCCGAGCCCCCCAGCTGAGGGTCCGTGGTATGCGGCGTGGTGCGCTTCTTCACCCCTTTCCCGTGGATCTCCATCAGTTGGAGCGCGATTCGGCTCTCTCGGCTCCCGTGGAACTGCGCCACCCGCTTTGCGGCGCCCACCCCCTGCCTCCGAGCGATGCCGTGAAGGCTCCCCCCGTAGAAATCGGACCGATCCAAGTGGTCCAGCTTGGCTGTCTTCTCCAGATCGGAGCCGATGCCGTATCGGAGGCCGATGCTCACAGGTTCGCCGTCGGCTCCATCGCTCGGTACGCGGCGGCGACGAAGGCGTGCTTCAGGCCGCGGGCGGACAGCGCGGCGTTGATCTCCGCGTCAGCGTCCTCCCACTCCTTCTGCGTGGTCTTCTGGCCCGCGTGCGACGTCGGGTACTTCGGCTTCGGCGCGTGCGACGTGCTGGACGTCCGCCCACCGGCGGGTCGCTTGCTCTTGGCCCAGTGGCTGTAGGAGCCGTTGGGGTCGTGGCGCGGTGCCGACTTCGGCTTCGACTTGAAGAGGTCCTCGGCCTTCGACAGGTTCTGGTCCCTCTCGCTCTTCGGAGCAGCGGGGGAGGAGACGAAGGGTGCAGGCTGCGGGGACGCCGGTCGCGGCTTCGGGTTGATGATCTCCCCGAAGGCGTTGACCATCTCCTTGCGCTGCTCGTGCTTCCGGATCTCCTGGCGGATCGCTTCGGCACGCTCCCGCTCCGCCTTCTCTCGGCGGTGCGTGCTGATGGTGCGGTGCATGTGCGCGTCGGCCCGTGCGGGATCGCCCAGGAGGGACTTCACCCGGTTGCGCTCCGACGTGTCGTAGGCCACCCGCTTGTCAGCGCGAGTGGACCGAGACTTGCGGCCCGCCCGATCACCGAGCGCGGCGCCACCAGCCACCCCCAGGAGGGTACCCGCAGTCGCGCCCAGACCTCCGTGCCCGAAGTGGTCCCCGATCACTCGGCCCGCGAACATGCCCGGCATGGCTCCCAGGGTGCCCCCCAAGAAGCGATCTCCCGTGCGGGCACCCGCGACTGCCCTCGAGCGGGTCAGGGGCGCGTGGTCGAGGGTCCCCTTCAGCGCCTTCATGTAGTGCTCGCGGCGCACATCGAGAGGCACCCGCTCGTCCATCAGGAAGTCGGAGTCGTAGTCGGCGTCCTCGATGTAGGCCTTCTTCGTCCGCCGGTTCTTCCACGCCTCGGCCAGACGGGCCGGGACGGACTTGACCGCGTCGACGGCCTTGCCGGTCGTCTTCGCCGCAGCGTCGGCCGCCATGTTGCCGCCGACGTCCTCGACTCGGCTCATCGTGGGATCGACGATGTCGTCCGCGACGGCCTTGCCCCAGTCCTTGACGTAGTTCTTGGTGTGGTGGTCCAGCGACCGCCCCACTTCCAGGGCTCCCCGTCCCAGGCCGGCTCCGGCGGCGGTACCCGCCACCAGGCCGAGGGTCCGGCGGTTCTTGCGGGCGCGGTGCGTGCCAGCGTCCATGTGCCCGGTGTCGCGCATCAGCTGGTCGTGGTAGCGCCCCTTGCGCTGCGCCAGGGCGCTGCCGGCCAGTCCCACGGTGCCTCCGCCGATCATCGACAGGGTGTTCATGGAGAGCGGCTCGGCCTCCTTGTTGCGAAGCACCTCCCGCACCTTCTTCTTGAGGAACTCGGTGGGGACGAAGCCTGCGGCGAGGGAGCCGCCCGTCGAGGTGATCCGGTCGTGGACCGGCTTGACGGTCTCGTCGATCGTGGGTCCCCAGCTCTTGGCGTAGTCCTTGATGTGGGGATCGACCTCGCGGCCGAACTCCAGGGCGCCTCGGCCGACCCCAGCCCCGACACCCGTGCCGACGGCCAGCCCACCGAGCCGCTTGGCCTTGCGCTTCCAGTGGGTCTTCCGGTCCATCTGGCCGGTGTCCCGCATCATGCTGTCGTGGTGGGCCGCCCGACGCTGCAAGAGCGCAGTGGTCCCCAGGCCCGCCGCGGCTCCCGCGCCCGTGAAGGCGTTCTCGATGCTCGCCCGCTTGGCACGGCCGAAGGCTCGACCGGAGCGCGCGTGGTGCTCCACGGCCTGCGCCTGATACCGATCGGAGGCATCCGACAGCCTCTGCGACCGGATCTTGTTCCGGTTCAACGCCCCGTGGAGAGCCCCGGTGTCACCGGACCTGACCCAGTTGTCCATGGCGCCGTCGACGACGCCGTCGGGTCGCGCCTTGTGGCGGACCTTGTTCGACAGGCTGAAAGCCCGCTCGCTCTTGTCCGCGGAAGCGCTCATCAGCCTCGACTGACGGCTCCGCAGCGCATGCCCGGCACCCAGGCCCAGGGCTCCGCCGGCAGCCGCGCCGCCGAGGGCACGACGACGCATCGCCTTGCCGCGCTCCTCCTTCGGCTTCCGGGCCGCGGAGAGGGCACCGAGCGTCGCACCGACGCCGGCTCCCGCCAAGCCCTCGACGGCAGCGGGGTGGAGCCCCGCCTGCTTCTCAGCTCCGTCGAAAGGGAGACGCTGCTCATCCTCCAGCGCCTGCGCGAACGCTTCCTTGGCTCGGAGATTGGCCATGAGCCCTGCGGCCTTGACGAACGCCTGCTTCACCTCGCCTCCGCCCGCGGCTCCCCCCGCGGAGGGGTCAGCTGCCGGCGGTGCTCCGCCTGCGGCAGCCGGGTCCATCTGGGGCGGCTGGCGGGGCTCCTGGCCCGGCGGGAAGGTGGGGGGCATGTTCGGGTCGGGCTGGTTGGCCTGGGCCGCCTGGTCCTCGAGACCCTGCTGCGCCTGCGCCTCCTCTTCCTGGGCCGCGGCCTCCTCCTCGGCCATGGCTGCCTGCTCGGCCTCCCGGTCCTTGACGACCTTGAGGGCGGCGCCGACCGCGGCACCGATGTCCTCGGGCGTGGCGCCGGAGCTGCCATCGACCTTCGGGGGTCCGGGCGGGGTGGGAGCCGTCACCGAGGCGAGCTTCAGCAGCTCGTCGTTCGACATCTCGTGCATGCCCAGGTCGCGGCGGGAGCGGAGATCCGCCGCCTGCTTCTCACGCTCCTGGCCGACCTCGAGGAGAAACTTGTCCAGCATGATCGCTCCCTATCCCTTGACTGTTTCTTTGCCGCCGTTGGCGATGTGCTTGAGCAACTCCGCGGCACTGTGCCCCGCGCCCGCCCCAGCGAGGGCACCGCCCACGCCTGCCGCGTTGGGGTGCTTCGACGCCTCCTGGCGCATCTTCGTGATCAGCCGCTGCCGCCGGCTGGAACCTTCGGGAGCGTCGGGCACGTCGCCGAGGCTCTTGGCCTTGCCGCGCGCAGCAAGGCCACCCAGGGCTGCGCCGGCGACCGGGGCCCCAACACCGAGGACCGAGGCGGCCTCCTTGTTCTGCATCTTCTCGTGCAGCTTCCGGGTCAGCTCCGCCTTGGACGATGCGTCGGGCTCGGGCAGTTCCTGTCCGCGGGTGATCATGTCGGTCACGCCGTTGGCCGGGTCACTCCCTCCAGCGGAGAGGCCAGCTACCCCGAGAAAAGGGTCGGGCTCGGCCTCCTTCGACCGCTCCTGCTTGGCCTTGTGGCGCTTGTACAGCGCCCGACCGCCGGCGGCGGCGGCCAGCGTGGGCACAGCGACCGCCGCCGTGCCGAGAGCGCGGTACTGGTTGTCGGAGAGGCTCTTGGCCGGGAGCTTGGTGACGTGGTCCCCGGACTGGTTGAGGAGCTCCAGCTTCTCACCGAAGGGAGCCTTCTCATGGATCTTCCGGCCCAGCGCCCGAACGAAGGCCATCTTCGGGGCGTGCATGCCCACGTCGGCCAGGCCCGCCTGGTGGAACTTGCGCGCGGCCATCGCGGTGGTGCGCTCGACGCCGATGCCCCGTGCCTTGAGCTTCATCGCGGCGGCGGGCGGGAGATCGACGATGGTGTGCTCGCCGGCGATGTCGAGATCGTAGAACATCGCCTCCTTCTGCTGCATCGGCTGCTGCCGGGCCCGAGCACGTCGGCGCTCGAGGGCCTTGCCGGCCAAGTGCCCGCCGACCCCGCCGATCACAGCCCCTCCGACGCGCCGAGCAACGCCTCCCGGACCCATGTCGCTGTTCGGCTTGTCCAGCATGCTTCCGCCCACGGCCCCGGCCACCGCACCACCCGCAGCCAGGCCCTTGGAGAGGAGCCCGGCCTTCTTGGACTGCCCCAGGACAGGGAACTGCTCGTGATCCTTGCCCCACTTCTTGTGGTCCCAGACCCTTCCAGGGCCGCCGGTGGCCTGCTGCATGTGACTCATCCACGCCACGTTGTGGTGGAAGGAGTCCTTGTCGAAGCCTCCGTGCGCGTGGTCTTCGAGCATGTCCTTCACGTACCCGTGGTCCATGTCGTAGTGCTTGACGTGGTGATCGAACTCGTCAGACGTGAGCCCCACCTTCTTGAGGTTGGCGTCGTGGGAGCTGGGCGAACCCTCTCCGGTGAGAGGGCCGAGGTTGGCGACGGGCTTCTGCTTCTTCTTTCCGAAGCCGAAGAAGCCAGCCTCCTTCGACCGCTCCTGGTAGCCCTGGAGCAGCTTGATGAGCTCGGTCCGGGTCGCCTCGTCGCGCTCGGTCAGGTGGTCCGGCGCCGTCGGGAACTCGGCCATCTTCGGCATGCCCATGCCGGAGTTCTGCATCTCCTCGCGGTGGAAGCTGCGGGCCGCCATCGGAGTGGACCGCTCCACTCCGATGCCTCGGGCCTTGAGCTGCATGGCCGCGGCAGGGGGCAGGTCGACGATGGTGTGGGTGCCGGAGATGTCCAGGTCGAAGAACATCGCCGTCTTCTGGGCGTCCTCCTTGCGGGCCTTGCGGTCCCGGATCTTCTCTTGGATCTTCGCCTTCGCGGCGGACAGGTCCTTGCCGGTCTGCTCGAAGCCGTGCTGCCCGACGTGGCCGCCCAGAGCGCCGCCGAGGGTGGATCCGGCCATGCCGAGAGGGTTCGCGCCCAGCATGCCCCCGGCCAGACTTCCCACAGCTCCGCCTGCGGCCCCGCGAAGTCGCTTCCCCTTGCCCGCGCCGATGGCTCCGCCGATGGCTCCGCCGACGAAGCCCTGCCGGGTGGTGTCCGTGGGAGGGATGTGCATACCCTCCGTCATGCCCGGGACCCCGGGCATCGTCACGCCAGGGTGTCGGTACCGGCGGGGGCTGTCGAGCAGCCCACCGATGGCTCCGCCGATGGCTCCGCCGTAGCGACCCCCGCCGACCTTGGCCGTCTTCGCCCGGTACTTCTTCTGCGCCTCGGCGCGGCTCTGCGGGATCTTCTCGGGGTCTTCGGCCCGACGGATGATCGACTCGAACTGCTCCTTGAGCCGCTTCGCCGACAGGTTGGAGGAGTCGAAGTTGGCGCTGGCCTCGTACTCGGCCTCGCGCTTGCTGCGCAGATCCTTGACCGACTTCGGGGTCACGGCATCCTGGGTGCGGTGGAAGTCGTCGTGGCCCTCCGTCAGCCGGCTCATCAGCTCGGACTGCCGCTTGCGGTTGAAGCTGAGCGCCCGGCCCAACTTCATCTGGGAGTAGAACTCCGAGGCAGCCAGGGCAAAGCCCATCTCCGCCTCCGCGGTCTTCTGCACCAGCAGGTGCTGCAGATCCGGGGCGTCAGAGAAGCTGGCGTGCGCGGGCGTCATCAGGTGCCGCGCCAGATTGGTGAGTTCGCTCATCAGAGTTCCTCCGACAGTCCTACCAGACGGCAGGAGAACAGGTCGACTACTACGTGCCCAGGCCCAAGTGCCCCATGGCCGCGTTCCCCGCAGCCGTCAGCCCCAAGCCCGTGGACACGGTGCCTGGAATGGGGGCCGCCGCCAGGGGCAGCAGGTGAGGGTTGTCCGCGAGAGCCATGGTCAGTTTACGCCGCCGGCTGGGGGTCATGAAGGGGAGGCGGGAGGTGCCCGTTCCCGGGATCTTGTAGTTCAGCGTCTTGTAGATGCGGTAGGCCGCGGCGCGACCGCCCTCCTCGATCTTGTCCCCGGCTCCTTCCAGCCCCGCCTTTCGTGCGAGATCGGCCGAGACGCGGAAACGGGAGGCGAGCTTCGCTGCCTCGGCGTTGAAGGAGCGGGCGACCTGCGGATCCATCAGAAGGCTCCGTACCACGCGTTGACGATGTAGTAGTCGCTGTGCACGCCGGCACCGAAGCCCTGGGAGATGTTCACCGCGGTCTTCAGCCGCAGCTTCTTCTGCTCGTAGTCGCTGGAGAGCATCTGGATCATGCCCTGGATCAACGGCAGGTTGGCCGTGAAGCTGACGGAGGTGCCTCCGTCCGAGAAGTTGATGTAGTTCCGGGCCCCCAGGATGGCCACGGACTGCAGCAGGCGGATGGTGGCCCCCACGCGGAGCAGGGACATCGAGGGGAAGGTCTCGATCGTCACCGGGCCGATGAGCGGGGGCGTGGTGTTGTAGTCGTCGAGGGTGTCGAGGAGCGCCCAGGCGATCATCCTTGAGGAGGACTCCTCCCCGGCGATGAGCCGGTTCAGGTGCGCGAAGTCACGCATGAAGAGGCGGACCATGGAGATGGCCGCCTGCATGCGCGGGGTCGCGCCCGGGAGGAATCCTCTGTCAGCCATCGAGCGTCTCCAGCCAGCTGCTCAGCTCAGCGTGGTCAGCATCGCCCAGGAGCTTCTCCAGCACCAGCGCTCTGCTCCGGCGGCCCTTGTACGGCCTGCCGACCACCTCCTGGTACGCCTCCCGGAGCTCCGCGGACTTCATGTCGTCCAGGCGGCTCAGGTCCGGCTCAGGCTCGGGAGGAGCCGGCTCCGGGGCGGGAGCTCGGAGCCTCTCGTACGCCTGCGAGATCTGCAAGGGGATCGCATCCCCCTCCTCCAGGACGAGGACACCTGCCGTGCGGGGTCGCATGTCGGCGACCTGCCGCCCCCTCGGCAGGTTGATCTGCTGGAAGGGATGCGCCTTGCCTGGTTGGATCGGCACGCCACCGACCACCACAGCACGGGCGGGCCCGTACTCCGGCAGATCCGTGACGTTGTAGACCCGCAGCATCAGCCGTTGACCAGGGCTTCGATGTCCGCCCCCGTCAGGGAGTCGGCGCTCTCGTCGATGGCGACGAGGATGCGGTCAGCGGTGGTCTGGTTGGAGGCCGCCGGCTGCGCACCGACGAACTCGGCGATCTCGCGCAACTTCGCCCGGCCCAACTCCGCCTTGATCAGCCCCTTGGAGTCCTCCAGGCTGAGCTCCTCGGGCTCCTCGGCCACGGGCTCGACAGCCTCCGGCTCTTCGGGCTCGGGCTCTTCGACGGCCTCCGGCTCCGGCAGGTCAGCGGCAGGAGGGGGCTCAGCAGGGGCCGGCTCTGCGGCGGGCTCGGGCTCCTCATCGACCGCTTCGGGCTCGTCGACCACCTCCGGTTCGGGCTCGGGCGCGTCGACCTTCGGCGCAGGGCCGGCGATGTCGGCGAGCGTCACGACCTGCAGGGTGTGTCGGTCGCGGAAGAAGATCAGCCCCAGCTCGTCGAGCGACCGCAAGCGGTCGATGTCCTCGAGGATCTGGGTCTTGCTGATGTTGATCCCGTTGCGATCACCCTTCAGCACCTGGCCGAGGACGATCATCCTCACTCGCCGGCCGCCCACGGAGCGGCGGTTGTGCATGGCTGGTAGACGCTCCGCGGTCTGCGCGGTCTTGGTCGAGAAGACCTGGAACAGGGTACCTGGCTGACTCATCTGGCTCTCCGATGCACGAACGCCCCCTCCCCCTACGGGAGGGGAAGGGGGCATCCATCGTACCTCAGCATGTCGGCGAGATCGCCGCGACTGCTAGAAGATGAACACCTCGGGGAAGGTGCCACCCGCCGCGACGCGGTTGTTGGTGATCTCGAGCGCATCCTCGTTCGCCGGCGTCCGGGTCGCGAAGTTCGCGTTGGTGACCGCGTTGGGGGTCACCGAGCCGGAGTACAGCTCGAGCTTGGCGACGGCCGAGATGTTGCCGAAGCCCATCCCGATGTCTTCCCAGCTCTGCCACATGATCCGGTTCGCGATCTTGTCGATGTAGAACTTGACGTCGTTGAGGATGTAGAAGAACCCGAAGAACTCCGGCGCGGCGAAGATGTAGATGTTCCCGTCGCGCAGGATGTTGTTCTTGATCGTGCGGATGCACTTCATCCCCAGGAGGATGGAGTACTTGTACCCGTCGACCAGGGTCTCCGAGGTGATCTGCGAGCCCAGGTCCTCGGCCGTCCACTCCAGGATGGAGGCCCAGTCCGACTCCGTCAGGAGCACGCGCTCCGGCTGGAGCCGCTTCTGGAGCAGCACCTGGAACAGGCGGACGAAGTCGGGGCGCTGGACGGCGCGGACGATGTAGTCGTCGGCGGCGGCAGCGAGGGCCAGGGAGCCCTTGATCTTCGACCCGCGGAGGGTGCCGGTGGCGTCGGTGTCGAGGCCGCCCAGGACGGCCGCGGCGTTGACGTTGGTCCGGCTGAAGGCGACGTCGCCCGCGTTGACCTCGTTCTGGAGGAACTCGACCATGGACTCGAGGTGGAAGCAGAACTCCCGGTCCTCGATCTCCTGCATGTCCTTCACCGAGTTGTCCTCGATGACCTTGGTGATGGGCATGCGGTAGGCGAGCAGCTCCTGCTCCACCTTCTCGAACTTCTCGCTCGAGATGGTGAAGAAGCCGATCGCGAAGCGGGGCGCGTCGATGTAGCGCGCCGTGGGCTCGCCACGGAACGACATCGCCATGGCCCGGCTCTGCGGCTCGACCTCTTCGATGCGGATGAGGGTGTCGTGCGTCAGGCTGACCTGGCACTGCGACGGGTCGATCCCCTTGGCGCCCATCACCTTGCGGGCGAAGGACTCCTCACGGAGGTGATCCCGGATGAACTCGCCGCCGTAGGCGGCCAGCTTCTCCCGGCCCCCTTCGGTCTGGGCGAGCCCCTGGAAGTTCTCGTTCATGAGCTGCGAAGCAGCGGCGTCGAAGGACATTCTCATTCTCCTTTCGGGAGCCGCTGCTCAGCGGACCAGGTAGCGGACGGTGGCGTTGCCGGCATCCACGGAGACGACGTACGCCTGCGCGAAGACGGTGCCGATGGCGGCGACTCGCTCGGCGAGGGCACGCCGGAACGGGCCCGCACCACCGATCTGGATGTCCTGCACGGTGAGCTGGTCGCCCGCCGCGAGGCCACCGAGGGGGCCGACCATGTCGGTGACCGCCTCGTAGTCGTGGATGCGGACGATGGCGACCTTGCCGGAGCGCTGCGCGCCCGTGGCGGGGTCCCGGCTGCCCGAGATGACCGGCTGGTCGGTGCGGCCCCGCTCGGCGAAGATCTGGTACGAGGGCCAGACCGGCTCGTTGGTCCCGCCGACGTACGGGGCGACGTTGCCGTTGCCGTTGTCGCCGCCGCGGCGCACGGCGCCGAGGCCGTCGTCGTCGAGCCACTCGCCGTCTTCGTAGAAGCGGGCGTCGTTGGGGTCGAGGGGGTTGTGTCCGGCCGCGTCACTGCCACCAGCAGCCCACGGCATGGACTGCATGTAGCTGTTCGACCAGGGGCTGATGAACGTCAGCATGTCGGTACTCCTGCAGGGGTTGCGGGCCTACTCGGCCTCTCCGTTGAGGAGGAGGCTGTTCAGCCGCCCTCCGGTCTCGCCACGACCGGAGCCGGTTGGCCCGTCCGCAGTCTCCATGTTGAGCCCATCCCCGGGGGACAGGTCAACAGCCTTCTCGTACACATCGAGCTCCTGGTTGGGGAGCTCCATGAGACTCGCGACCTTCTCAGCGAGGCTCAGCTCGCTGTTCATGCCCTTGTCGTCCATGGCCACCGCGATCTTCTCGCAGCGGTCCTTCTTCTCGTAGTGGGCCACCTTGGCCTGCAACTCGCGGTTGTCGGTCGCGAGCTTGCGGAGGGTGCCTCCGGCGTGTCGGAGCACCCGGGAGGCGTCGGCGCTGCTGAGCTTGTTCACGGGGAACTCCTAGTAGCCGGGGATGGACGGGGTGACGCTGTCGACCCCGGTGTCACCGCCGGGCATGCCGACGACGTCGGTGGGGGGCCGGTTCGACTCGCCCTTGTGGCGGGCGGTGAGGTCGAGGGCCTCGCGGAAGGCGACGGCCTTGTCGTCCGGGGCGGTCGAGCCTCCGCCGGACTCCTGGATGGTCAGGCCCGAGGCGGCGTCGACGTTGCCCTCGCCGCTCATGGTCCCGCCGCCCTGGTCGGCCATCTTGATCAGCTGGCCGGGATCGATCTCACCGCGGAGGGCGCGGTCCAGCAGCTCGGCGTTGGCGAGGCTGGCGAGCTTGATCTGCGCCTCGTCGGGGGCGGCCTTCTTCTCGTTGCCGTCCTTCAGGTCCCACTGCTTGTTGGTGGCCTTGCGCAGCTTCTGGTTCAGCTTGGCTGCGCCCGCACCCACGAGGCCGCCTCCCGCGGCACCGACCGTGCCACCGATCGCCGCGCCACGGCGCATGTCTCCGTCGGTGAGGTAGGCGTGGCCCGCACCCCCCAGGGCGCCCAAGGTACCGTAGCCGGCGGCTCCGAGCGCTCCCGTCACCTTGGGGTTCTCCGACACGGTGCGGTAGGCCCGCCCCGCCCCGCTGTCGTGGTTCGCCGCGACGCTGTGGGGCACCATGAGCGCCGTCAGCGCCTTGCCCCCTCGACCGGCCGTCTTCAGGGCCGACTGGCCCTTGCGCTCGGCCATGTTGCGCCGGTGAGCGTCCAGCAGCTTCCCCTGGTGCTTGGTCCACTTGTTCTCTGCGTGCTGCAGGAGGGCGCCCGTTCCGGCGCCAAGGGCGCCACCGACTGCGCCCCCCAACCTCTTGCTGCCTCCGCTGACGTGGGCGTCGAGGGCGCCGACTCCGGCACCGATGGCGCCGCCGACCAGCGCTCCCCGGGTCTTCGACTTGTGCGGCCGGTTGGCCAAGCCCTCCATCGACACACGGCGGCGAGCGTTCCGGTACTGCTTGCCCGAGACGGCCAGCTTGCTGACGCCGCTGGCGCTGAGGTTCTTGCTGGTGACGTCGTCGTGCTTCTTGCTGAAGGCGGGGTGGCTCAGGACCTTGGCGAGGTCGCCGGCCATGTGCTGCTTGGCCTGCGCCTTCGTGTACTTGATCGCCGAGGCGCTGGACATGACCTCGGAGGGCTTCGTGCTGCGGGGGCCTTCGCCCCAGGCGTGGGCGCCCTTGGGCTTGCCGAGCGGGCCCTGGCTCTTGCCGCCCGAGATCTTCGCGGTCTTGTTGCCCTCGTCCTTGGCCGGATCGTGGCTGAACTCGCCCGCGGTCTTCATGATCTTGCCCCAGGCCGTGACCTTGCTGGCAGCGGACTTGGTGCGGATCGGGCCATCCTCGGGGTAGTTGGCGCCGCCGGGGCGATCGTTGAGGTCGGTGGGCAGCGCGTCGGGGGCGTGCCCGGGGGCGATCGACGCCACCGACTTCGGGCTGCGGGGGAGCTGGAACTGCGACGGCGCCTTCGCCGTCGCGCGCTGCTGCCGACCGCCCTCACCACCGGGGCGGGAGCCGCGGTCGTTGGCCAGGGCCGTCGACGGCGCCTTGCCCGGGATGATGCCCTTGCCCATCGAGGGGCTCTTGGGGAGCTGACCGACCGCCGCGGCGATCTTCATCTTCAGCTTCGGGTCGGCCTCGACCTGCGCGACGATCTCGTAGGCCTGCTTGACCTGCTCGAGGCTCGTCTCGTCGGAGTCCTCGTCGGTGAAGTTGCCGGCCTCGATCTCGTCGGCCACGAACTCCAGGGCGGAAGCGAGCTTCTCCCCTTCGTCGGCCAGGCCCAGATCTTCGACCTGACCACTGGGAGTTGCCGGCTCCTCCTGGGGAGCCGCGGCGGCGTGCTTGTGCATGAGTGCTCGCGTGTCCGCGAGAACCCCACCGACCATCTTCTCGAGAGAGAAACCCTGCATCTTCAGCTCCTCACCGCCGGGGGCGGAGTTCCTTGCCCGGAGGCATTCAACCCCGCGGGGCCCGCTGCCGGTGTTGCATTCACCCGGCCAGGACGCGGAGTCCTGCCCGGCTTGGAGGTAACGGTACCAGTGGGTGCTGCCTTGGTCGACACGCGATTCAGCTCTGGAACGGCGCGCGGGATCTCGATGGACTGCGGCACTGGGGCCATCGCCAACTTCGAGATCTCCGAGCAGAAGGAGGACCACGCCACCTTCTCAAGCCCTTCCAGATCAGCACTCAACCGGATCATCCGCTCTCCTGGTTGAGCGGGCCCGAAGGCCCCGCTCCCCCGGTCAGCTGGCTACTGGAGCCAGCCCGCTTCCTTGAGGATCTCCTCGGCCCGCATGTCCGCGAGCTGGGAGGCGTCGTCCTCGGTGATCTCGCTCAGGTCGATCTCGTCGCCGCCGCCGAACTCCTCGCCGGAGTCCGGGTCGATCCCCGCCTCCTTGAGGAAGGCGCGGGCGCGATCCATCGCCGCCGACTCGATGATGAAGGCGTTCTTCTCCGCCTTGGCCGCGGCCTCCTCCTGCCGCTTCGCCTGGATCTTCTTGGCGCCGTAGGCGAGGCCTCCCGCAGCGGCGAGGCCGCCGACGGCCTTGGCCGCGTTCCCCGCGGTCAGGTTGGGCTTCACGCCGTGCTCCCACAGGGCCTGGCGGCCCGCGGGACCCTCCTTCAGCGCCTGGTAGGTGGCCCTCACGTTGCCCATGGCCTCCTTCTCGATGTAGCCAGCCTCCTTGAGGATCTCCATGGCCCGCTCGTCGGCGAGCTCGTCGGCCTGGTCCTCGGTGATGTCGGCGAGGTCGAAGTCGTCTCCGACGTCGTAGCCGGCCTCCTTGAGGAAGTTGAGGGCACGCTCCTGGGCGGCCTGCTCGATGACGTACGCGTTCTTCTCGGCAGCCTGGGCCTTGCGGGCCTTGTGCTTGGCGAGCAGGGCCTTGCCTCCTCGGTAGGCGCCGTAGCCGCCCGCGGCGAGCAGACCGGCCTTGCCGACGCCCTTGGCGACATCCATCGGGCCAACGACCATGTCGCCCATCTCGCCCATGTTGATCTTGTTGGCGTCCACCAGCGCGAGCTTGTCCATCTCGCTGAACATGGAGTGGGCCATGATCTTGCCGACCAGGTCCGCCTCCTTGAACTGCACGAACGCCTGCTTCTCCTGCTCGGAGCCGAGCGAGTTGAAGTGGTCGACGTCGTCGTCGTCCCAGTTCGGGGGCAGGTCGCCGCCCTCGTCCTGCTGGCCGCCGTCGCCGGACTCGTTGATGTAGTGCTGCGACAGCTGCGCGACTTGGTCGTCGTCGAGCTGGTCCGCGTCGATGCCGTCCTCGGCCGCGGCGGCCTTGAAGAGCTCCCAGAGCTCGGCCTCCTGCGCGTCCTGGGCGGAGGCGATCTTCTCCTGGGAGTGATCGCCGGTGTCGTAGAGGTTGCTGAGCCACTCGTTGGGGGTGGTGCTCATGATCAGAGATCTCCTGGTAGCGTCCGTTGACGGGTACGGTGGTCGGCGATCATCGAGGGTGTCTGCCCTCTAGGCCAGGTGGCGGGATGCCGCATGCGCCCCGGCCATGTCGTTCAGCAGCAACTGTCCAGCGCCCATCGCCAGCGCAGCCACCAGCGTCGGATGGTCTGCGATCATGTTCCCCACGATCCCCAGCTTCTCGCCGCTCTCTTTCCGAGCCTTCAAGTGAGCCGAGTTCAGGTAGACAGCGGGGGCGAGCATTGGAACCAGTTTCAAGGCAGTGGTCAAGTCCGACGAGACCGATGCTGTCTTGACTCCGGCACGTACGTCAAGCACGTCCTGAGCAAAGATCGCCTCCTTGATCGTCGGATGCTCCCAGGCAGCCGCCATGAAGGGGGCTGCGTGCAGCGCCTCCGTGCGGTAATCGAAGTACGCCCGAGACAACTTCTCCATCGTCGGGCCCTGCGCCTGAGCAGGAGTCGGAGCGACCTGCTGAGGCCGGAACATCATGACGACGCGCCGACGCATGACCGGAGGAGCGATGGATCTGCTTGGGATCATGCTAAGCAAGGTGCTCACCAGCTGCATGACCACGGGCAGGGGCACCGCGCCCAGCCCGAAGGAGTAGCCCCCGCCCTGCATGGACGGGGCGAACGACAACCCGTAGTTGTCGAGCCGGTCCGCGAGCTCGCCCATGCCACAGTGGCGCAGCGAAACGCGCTGGAACTCGTGGGGCTTGAGCACCATGCCGCAGGCGGTGGGAGCTGCCAGGGCGGAGCGGAGCGTCGGAGCTTGATCCGCCAGCTGGTTCAGGCTGTCCGTCGGGATGTTCGGCTCCCGGGCGGCCATGTGGTGGATCAGTTTCCCGCCCTCGAGCCCCGGGACCTCCTTGAGCATCTCGCTCAGCTTCTCGTAGGCGGCCTTGATGCGGGCCTCCTTGATGTTCTGGTCAGCCCGGTTGGCGGCGATGTACGACTGCTCCTTCTCCTTGTAGTTCCCGGAGAACGGGTGCGTGAGCCGCTTCAAGCCCTTCTCGGGGTTCCTGTACTGCTTGCGGAACCGTGCCCCGAGACGCACATCTTCCTTCTCGCTGGTGAGCGGAAGGAGGTGGTCCCGGAAGACCCCAGCGGTCTTGTCCTCGCGATCTGCCTTCCGAGCAGCGAGACGCGCCCGAACCCTCTCTTCCGCCTTGGCGCCGAGAGCCGCGCCTACTACCGGTCCTCCAAAGGCCGCTGCCATCGATGTTGCCAAGAGTGCGTCGGAGACATAGTGGTCATAGAGCTCCCCAGTAATGATGCCCACGGGGGTCCCTACCGCGCCGCCTAGCAACGCCCCCGTCGCTGCCCCAATGCGGCGCCCCTTCCCTGCCCCGAGAGCAGCGCCCACAGAAGGGGCCGCGAACCACACCCCGAGGCGATTGCTCCTCATGGCCGGTGCAAAGGAGCTTGCGGCACCCAGCGCGGCGAGTCCGGCACCCGCGGTCTTGGCCATCTCCCCGCCGTAGAAGCCCTCACCTCGCTCAGCGGAGGAGGCTCCGAGGCCGGCGCCGAAGAACCAGGCAAGGCCGGAGGCGATCTTCGCCATCACCTTGGCGGTCTTGTCTGCCCCGATCACCACGAAGCTGTCGTCGAAGAAGCGGGGCTGGTCGTTGTGGACGCAGCACACCCGGCCGTCGGCCAGGACCTTGCCCATGCCGAAGGCGGGGTTCTGGCCGTTGACGTGCTCGCAGTAGTCGTGGCGCGTCTTGGCCCGGTTGCCGCAGATCGAACAGCGGTCGTCGGGGACCTTGCAGCCCATCGACGTCGACGGGAACTTGCCCGCGAGGATCTGCTCGATGACCCAGTAGGCGTCCTGCGCTCGGCACTTCTCGTGGTCCAGGTCGAAGAGGACCTCGACCCGGTGCATCCGGGCGTTCCAGGCCACCATGATGATGCGGCCCAGCGTCTTCTCGGGGTTCTTGTTGACGTGGTGCGTGTAGATCGACGCGGTGTAGAAGGTCGGGTAGCCGTAGGGGATCGTCTGAGCGACGGCGACCCGGCCCTCGATGTCCGTGCACGGCACGGCGATGAGGGCTTCGTGCCCGTTGAGCAGCGCCTCCTCCGGGAAGGAGTCGCCGTTGATGTTCGCGCCGTAGTACTCGAAGGAGCCCAGCGCGTTGTTCAAGACGTAGGTGTGGCCCTCTTCGGGCTGCAGCTGCGAGATGAACGCCTGCATCTCCGGACACAGCGTCTCCCCGTCGGCCGTCTTCTCCAGGGAACCTGGGGAGACGACCTGCAGGAAGGGCTGCCCGGTCACCGGGTCTGCGCCCGGGTAGTGCAGGAGCTTCTCCATCATCGGCGGAACTTCTCCGCGAAGGCGGCCTTGGCCGAACTGCGCTGTCGGCCGGCACGCATCAGGTCGAGCTGCGCCCGCTTCACCGGCATCTTGTCCATGATCTTCTGCACCCGCCGACCTTCAGATCGAGCCCACGTATCCGCCTCCAGAGTCGCCTGCAAAGGGGCCATGCCCTTTTCTTCCAGGTTCTTCTGCCTCTGCAGCTGCCGCTGAGGCAGCTGCTCCTGGCGCTGGAGCAACGAGTCCCAGGTGTCGGCGCTGCGGAGCACGTTGCCTTCCGCCCCCTGGCGCAACTTCCGGTCCTCGATGCCGCCCCTGCCGTAGCGGAGCAGCTCGGTCGCGCGCTGACGCAGCCGGTCGCTGTGCTGCGACTTCTGCTCGGCGATCTCACGCTGCTCGCGGCGCCGGTCCATGCGCGTCTGGTGCTGGTGCTTGTCGGCCTCCCGCTGCGCCCGCGCCTTGTCCCACTTGTGGGAGGTGCGCTTGCGGGCGGAGTCGGCAGACCGGCGGTCATCCTCACGCTGGTCTCGGCGGTCCTTGCGATCCCGCCGCTTCTCCTCGGCACGAAGGGAGCCGCCCACCCCGCTCTCGCCCAGCTCGAAGTCGTGCTTCTCCTGCCGGCGCGTGGCGTCCCGGCCGAGAGCCCCGCCGCCCTCGCCCCTGAGATCGAAGTCGTGGCGCTCCTGCTTCCGGCGCTCGTCGGCCGACGAGCGCATGCTCTGTCCCAGCTCCCGACCGAAGGTCTGGGCCACTTGATCGATGGCCTGAGGAGCCTGAGGCATGCCCCGCTGGACGCCGACCAGAGTGCTGATCTGCTCCGGCGTGGTCAGCTCGTTGTAGTTCATCACCCGGTTGACGAAGCCGTGGGCCGACATCGGGTCCGACGCCATCGCCGGCGAGAACTTGTGCAGGGTGCGGAAGGCTCGCCGGGCCGTCGGGGTGTCCTCCAGGTCCGGGTACTCCTCACGCAACTTCGAGTAGCGGCGGTTGCGGAGGAAGGGCTCGGCGACGTGCTTTCCCCCGCGGTAGACGCCTGTCCCCAGAGCAGTCGCTCCTGCGATGGCCAGGGCCGGGACAGCCGCACCTATCGCGTGATCCCGCACGTTGCCCCAGTCGACCGGGGCCGCCTCCTTCTGGAACTCCTTGATCTTCAGCTTCTTCATCAGTAGCTCCCGGTCTGTGAGATCCGTGCGGGGTTCGGTCGGCGCTGCTTGGCTCCCATGTACCCGGCCTGGGTCGGGGCCTGATGCGCGTTCTGGGCGCTCTGGATGTCTCCACGAGCCGCACGCATGGTGCCGATCCCGCCCTTGATCGTGCCGTAGGTGCCAACGGCACCGTACACCTTGCCCACCGTGGCGATGGGCCGCTCCACCACGGACTTGCCGAAGCGCTTCGCGCCACCGACCACGGCGGAACCGGCCGCCCCGGCGGCCGGGCGAATGATCTCGCCAGCCTGCTTGTGGAGCCCGCGCCAGTACTTCAGCTGCTCCGAACGAGGCAGATGACGCACCCCGCGCTGCATGGCATCCGCCCGATCACCCGCCGGGTAACCGATCTGCTCATTCCACTGCTGCTGCTCCAGAGGGGAGTCTTCGTACCCCACACCGTGCAGCTTCTGGCTGAGCCGATCCTTTTCCTGGTCTTCCCACTTCCACCGGGCTGAACGAATCTGGGGGTCGAAGTGCTCTCGATCCTGCCGCGCCTCTCGCTGCTTCGTCACGGCGCGGTGGCCGTCTTGCAGTCCGCCTACTCCAGCGCCGGCCAAGAGGCCGGCGCTCAACGCCCCCGCTCCCGCGGTGAGGGCCGCCGCTCCTCGGTGAGAGCTCACCGACTTGGCGAGATCATGACCGCCGTAGCCGCCCAGCAGGGCTCCCACTGCTGCTGCGGGCCGGGAGAAGGACCCCGCCGTCTTCTCCCACTGGGAGAAGCAGTGCCTCATCCACTCACCCGGCATCGGACTGGTTCTTCTTGGCCTTGCGCCGTGCCACCAACTTCTTCACCCCTTCTTCGCCCGCGTGGCCAAGAAGTCCTCCGGCCAGTCCCCCTCGCCCGATTCGCAGCGTCTTCTCTCCAAACGACTTGGCCCCCGAACGCCGGGCATCCGTCAGGCCCAGGGGGGTCCCGATGGTGGCCCCCAGAAGCACTCCATGCGCACCCGCCTCCTTCTCCTGCAGCATCCCCACCAGCTGCTGGCGCTGCTCGTCGAGGATGGCGCAGACCCGGGCATGCGAGACCTTGGCGACCGCCAGCTTCTCGCGGAGCTCGGCGTGGGAGGCGAAGCCCTGGTAGAGGGGCGAGGACGTGTTGGCCTCCTTGACCATCAGGCGCTGGGTCAGCTCCTGGTCGAAGGCGAGCTTGATCTGTCCGTGCCGGTGCTCGGGCACCGCGGCTTCGATGGCGGAGACGAGCAGGCGGGAGGCGTGCTTGATGCCGTCGTCGGAGCCGTCCGCCTGCCCGAAGACGACGAGCAGCTCCTCCGGAGCGTGCCCCTCCTTGAGGGCCTGGGCCATCTTGGAGACCAGGGCGCTCTCGGTGCTGGCGAGGGACAGCTCGTACTGGCCCGCCCGCGAGGCGATCTCGTCGCGCACCGCGGAGAGCTTCGTGCGCTGCTCCATCGCCTTCGCCATCGGGAAGGCCGGCGGGGTGAGGTTGGCCGGGCGCTCCTCGTTGGAGATCGAGGCCGCCTTCTCCATCGCCTGCGCGCCGCGGCTGCGGTGGAAGGGCTTGGGCGGGCGGCGGTAGTCGTCGAGGTTGTGGACCGCCGCGACCTTGCTCATCGAGGGGCCGCGGGCGGGGGCCGCGACGGACGCCGTCTTCTCCGTCGGCCCGTTGCCCAGGCGGTCCCACACCGCGGAGGCGTCAGCGACCTCGAAGTCGGGAGCGCGGAAGTCGCCGGCCATCTTGGCGAAGAGGCCGTTGAAGGTCGTGTGGTTGGCTGTCTCGCACATCCGCTGGATGTGCTCTCGCTCGGCGCCTTCCAGGGAGGAGGCCTCCTTCACGAGGGAGTCGTTCAGCGGGATCTGGTGATCGATGAACTGCTGGGCGGCCCGGCGACCGGCCATCGCCAGCTTCTCCACCTGGAAACCGTCGGCCTTCCGGCCGCCCTGAAGAAGAGCCTCGAAGGGGCCGAACGCCGTCTTGTTCCAGGTCATGTCGCCTCCGGTGGCGGGGGGGAATGCTCCGAGCCAGTATAGTGAGGCTCGTGGACAGCACCCTAGTCGATAAGCGCGAAGCGGCGCGGATCCTCTCTCGAGGATGCCGCACGGTGGAGGGTTACGCCAACCAGGGATTGCTGTCCAGGGTGACGAAGGGGCGCCGGGTCTTCTACCTCCGAGAGGAGGTGGAGCGGCTCCGAGATGCTCGTGAGAAGCGGAAGACCTCTCCTGCCAGCCTGCTACAGCTCGACATGCGCGTGCAGAAGCTGGAGTCGGAGGTAGCGCTTCTGCTCCGGGTCCACGATCTCCGGCCACACTCCCTGCTCACCCCAGAGGAGCTCCTCAAGCGCTTCCCCACAGCCGTCCACGCACTCCGCAAGGACAAGTGGTCCATCGACGAGGGGTTGACCTGGTACCAGGTCTTCGTGGGGGTCACAGACGAGGACCTGCGGTTCCTCCAGCAGTTGCTGGAGGATCAACAGTGGACGGGCGAGCCGGCTTGGGCGGTGTTCCACTTCTTGTGCTCGCGGATGGTCAGCTACTTCAGGGGGCATCGCAACTTCAGCTCCAGGCTCGATCTTCAGCGGACGCATGCTCTGCTGGTTCAGGCCCGAAGGCAACTCCGGGGGCAGATCATGGTCGCTTTCGGTCCCGAGATGGAGAAGAGGGCGCGGGACTTCGAGGCCCTGTTCGCCGAGAGGCCGTCGCTTCGCGCGGAGCTGTTGGCGCGGATCAGCTAAGCCGCTTCCTTCTTCGGGAAGATGACGTCCGGGCGCGGACGCTCGAGCATGGACACCAGGAAGCAGTAGAGCATCGAGTGGAAGGCGTCATCCGTGGCGCCCGGGGACTTCTTGAACTCGTCCATGCGCCGCTTCTCGTTGTACTCGCTGAAGATGCTCAGGAAGTCCTTGCCGTGGGGGTCCTCCCACTCGTCGAACTTCGGGAAGCGGAAAACGGTGCGGCGCTTGATCGCGTTGAAGACGTCGGCCATCACCTCCTGGCGGTTCACGATCCAGCGACGGAGGTGGTCCTCGTAGCTCACCTTCTTCAGGGGCGCGAGGTACTGGTACTTGTGGACTCGCTCGGGGCCGAAGGCACGGGTCAGCGCGTCGTTCTGGAAGAAGCCACCGCCGTAGTCACAGCCGATGAGGCGCACCCGCCAGGCCCGGCACAACTCCTTGATCAGCTTGAGCTGAACGTCCGGCTCCGTCTCCACGCCCTTGAAGCGGTGCATGTAGAAGATCGTGAAGCGGTTGTCGAGGTACGCGCCCAGGGTGAGCACGGTGTAGCTCTGCTCGCCGGTGCCCCAGTCGATGCCGGCGTAGATGGGGGTGACCCTGCTGTCGACCACCTGCTTCAGCTGCCGCAGGAAGGGGCCGTCCTGCATGCTGACCAGCGGGTCGCTGTTGTCGATCAGGTCCTGCTTGGTGAGCGGGCGCGTGCCTGAGTCGTACGACTTGCCCAGCACCTCGTTGTAGAACTGGGCCTTCGGGTAGCTGGTGTACTTGTCGAGGATCTCGTTCCAGCGGATCCAGGGCACCATCAGCTGCGGGATGCGGTAGCCCTCGTAGGGCTCCGAGAGCCTGTTGGCGACGCCCGGGTTCATCGACGCCCACTGCGACATCGGGTGCATCGGGTTGATCGGCTTGCAGCATCGGTCGCAGGACAGCCCGGCCTTCTGGATGTTCCGCTCGCCCAGGACGTTCCAGTGCCAGCTGCCCGGATCCTTCGGGGTGCCGTGGCGCTCGCAGGGCACGACCCACTCGTTCTGCGTCGACTCCTCCGACCAGTAGTACTCGATGGTGTTGTCGATCGACTTCGGCGTGCCGGAGAAGCGGTAGATCTTGTACGGGGAGTGAGAGGCGCACTCGAGGATGACCGGGATGTGGTCGATGTAGATGTCCTGGATCTCGTCCAGGACGATCAGGTCCGCGGGGATGCCGCGGGTCCGGTCGGCGTTGTGGAAGGCGTAGCGCAGGGTGATGACGCTGCGGTTGATGAACTGCTTGCGCTCGATGGAGTCGGACAGGGCCAAGTCCGACCAGGCGCGCAGCACATCGCTGGTCTCCATCGGCTCCTTCAGCCTGTCTCGGCTGAAGGTGCGGGTCTGGTCCCGGGAGGGCGAGACGAAGAGGGACTGGAAGCCTGGGAGGATGCAGGAGTACGCCAACAGGATGTTGCCGAGCGATGTCGACTTCTCGACCTGACGGCCGCACATCATCAGCACCCGGCGGCTGCCCGTGTTGTAGACCTGCCGGAGGTAGCGCCGCTCGTCGAAGGAGAACTTCTCCATCCGCGGCGGCTTGTTCTCCTCGACGACCCGAACGGTGACAGCGAAGCGGACGAAGTCGGTGGGGGCCGCGTCCTGGTACTGGATGTCGCCCAGGATCTCGTCCATGGCGAAGGCGCTGTCCAGGGGCTGCCCGTACGGCAGCGTCTGCTGGGGCGCCATCCAGCCGTTGAGCGGCGGGGCCGCGGCCATGGGGAGGGGGGCGATCACCCGTCGCTGGCCCGCTGGATCACCGCCTTGAACTGCTTCGACAGCTCCGACTTCTCATCGGATCGCGCCTGCAGCCACCGCTCGGCGGCATGCGGGTTCTTCATGCGCAGGGCGCGAGCGATGGTGCCCTGGGGCCGCGTGGAGTAGTAGCGCTGCACCTTCACCCGGCGCTCCTCGTCAGGCAGGTGGGCGTGGCTCTTGTAGCGGATCCCCCGGCCGATCACCTGCTCGATCTTGGAATTGTTCCAGTGGGGCTCCGCCACCTGCATCAGCTTGGTGCCCTTGAGGTCCAGGCCCTCGGTGCCGGACGAGCTGACCAGCAGCACCTTCTTCCGGCCGGCGTTGTAGTCCTCCACCATCTGCTTCTTCTCCTTGCGGCTGACGCCGCCGTGGAAGACGTGGTGGTCGATGCCCTTGGCCTTGAGCTGCCGGGAGATCGGCATGAGGCCGGAGCTGATGTAGTTGGAGTAGACGACGCCCCGGAAGTTGGGGTCGGCCTTGTGGTGCTTGTGGACCTCGTCGACCATCCGCTTGATCTTCGGGGTCTGCGCGTCCTCCTCCTCGTCGGTCATGCCCTTGACGTAGGGGCGGTGGGAGAGGGAGCTCTGCCTCACCCCAGACATGAAGGCGTTGAGGTCCTTGGACTCCGCCTTGCTCGGTGGCAGCCCGGCCTTGATCTTCCGGCGGACATGGAAGGGGATCTGCCCCTCGTGATACTGGTAGACCTTGGTCTGCTCCTTGCCCATCGGGACGTCGATGTGCTCGTCCTCTCGATGAGGGAAGTGCTCTCCGCCACCCTCATGCAGGTCGACGTGCCCCTTCAGGGCCTCGTAGAGCATCTTGTCGTTGTGGAGCTTCTTGACGATGCCGGGCTTCACCCCGACCATCCGGTTGATCAGGCCGGGCCGAACCTGATGCTCCCGCACGAACTTCCGCTCGAAGTCGGTCTGGCTCTCGGGCAGCCGGGCCTCGCCGGCGGCGATGTTGGCGGAGACCGCCAGGTCGCTGGGCTTGTTGTAGATCGGGGTGCCGGTCAGCAGCAACCGCTTCTTGGCCTCCCGCGCCTTCAGGGCGATGTGCTTGTGGCGGGCGGTGCCGGGGTTGCGCAGCCGGTGCGCTTCGTCGAGCACGACCAGGGCGTCCTGGTTCAGGTTGCCTTTGCGCAGCTGGGAGTCGCGGGTGAGCTTCGTGTACGAGCTGACGCGACGTGGCAACTGTCCCTTGACGTGCTTCTTCACCTCCTTCTCGTAGTTCTCCACCAGCGGGGCCGGGGCGACCACCTCCATGGGGAGATCGCCCTTGGCTCCGGCCGCGATCGAGGTGAAGGTCTTGCCACTGCCCAGGCCGTGCATCACCAGCACGCCGTGGCTCTTCTTGAGCTTGTCCAGGACGCGCTGCTGGTGGGGCTGGAGCTCGGACTTCAGGGTAGCGTTGGGCTTCCCCGTCGCGGGAAGGGCCAGCGGGGCCGCCAGCTTGAAGGATCGCCACATGGACTCGAGCGACGACATGCCCTCTCCTACTCCTGCGCCTCCTGCGCCGTCGGCCCGGTTGCAGTGGATGTCCAGCATGCTCCGGGAACTCCTTCTTCTCTCCAGCGTCTGGGCGGGTGCCCGGCTGGAGGATACCGCTGACCCGCTGAAGAAGCGCTTCGTGCTCTCAACGCGCCGCCTCCTGGGGTACGAGGAGTGGAAGGCGCTCAAGCGAATCTACACGATCTGGGCAGAGCAGAACGACTGCATCTTCAAGGACATTCGGCGGTACAAGAAAGGTGTAGTCGCGGATCTGTACATCAAGTACGAGAACCGCCCCGGCGTCTGCGACTTCAGCCCTCACGAAGAGCTCCCTCGCCGCGAAGCGCGCTGGAGGAAGCTCAACCGTTTAGCTGATCAGGAGAAGTGATGCCCGAGAAGGACGAGATGGTCCGCAGACGAGAGCTCGCTCAAAAGTTCCTGGCCTGTGGAGGCGACCGTACCGACGTCGCCATGGCCGGGGCCCACGCGGTCTACCTGCGGGACGAGAGGATCAAGGAGCTGGAGGAACAGCTCATCGAGGCCTGGAAGGAGCCGCTGGGCCGGGTGCTGGCCGACAAGGCACGCGGCGACCTGGGGCCCTCCTTCGTGAGCCGGGTCCTCCCGATCCACGGATCCTCCTACCAGGGGCGCGTGGAGCGGGGGGAGGACTGCGACGGCGGGTGCGGTTGCGGAACCCAGTGCTGCGGCCGTCTCGGCCACCCAGACACCCACTTCTGCGAGATTCACCCTGCCTGCGGAGCTACCGAATGAGCTACCCCATGGGACGTGAGATCACGTCCATCGACCTCTTCGCTGGCGCCGGCGGAGCCAGCCAGGGCATCCTCGAGGCCACAGGCTCCAGCCCCATCCTCGCGATCAACCACTGCCCACACGCCATCGAGATCCACGAGCGCAACCACCCCTTCGCTCTGCACCTGAACATGGGCGTGGAGCAGACGGATTGCCTCGCGGCCGTCCGGGGCAAGCACGTCGACCTCGCCTGGTTCAGCCCGGACTGCACCCACTTCTCCAAGGCCAAGGGCGGCAAGCCCCTCGACCTCAAGATCCGCTCCCTCGCGTGGGAGGTCCCCTTCTGGGGCGAGTCGCTCCGCCCGGACGTCATCTGCCTGGAGAACGTGCCCGAGTTCGTGACCTGGGGGCCGCTGCACCCGCTCGAGGACTGCACCTGCGGCAGCAAGTCGCTCGACCCCAAGGACCACCCCAAGTGCCTGTACAGCCGGCCGATCAAGGCGAGGAAGGGCGAGACGTTCAAGAAGTGGGTCCGGGCCATGCGCGCCCTGGGCTACGACATGCAGTGGAAGAAGCTGGTCGCCTGCGACTACGGGGCTCCGACATCGAGGAAGCGCCTCTTCGTCGTCGCCCGCTCCGACGGTCGAGCCATCCGGTGGCCCCGCAAGACCCACGGCCCCGGACGCGAGTTCCCCTGGCGCACGGCGGCCGAGTGCATCGACTGGTCGATCCCCACGCTGTCCATCTTCGCCACCAAGGAGGAGTGCAAGCAGTTCCGTCGAGACGGCCACAGCGACGGGACCCCCAACCGCCCGCTCGCCGAGGCGACCCAGGCCCGCATCGCTGAGGGCATGCGCCGCTTCGTCTTCGGCGAGGAGACCCCGTACCTGGCGTACATGGGCCCCAAGCTGGTCGCCCCCACCATGATCCAGACCGGCTTCGGTGAGCGGAAGGTGGGCAAGCCTCAGCGCCCCCGCTACCTCGACCTGCACAAGCCCCTGGGCACCATCGTCTCGGGAGGGAGCAAGCACGGTCTCATCACGGCCTTCCTGTCCAAGCACTACGGCGGCCCCAACGGCAACTCGGGCGGCCCCGGCCTCTCGATGCGGCAGCCCATGGGCGCCGTCACCAGTAGGGACTCCACTGGGCTCACCACGGTCTCCGTCGGCGGGGACCCCAACCGGGCCAAGCTCGTCGCGGCCTTCATCACGAAGTACTACGGCCAGGGCGGCCGGTGGTCGGGTCTCGGCGAGCCGATGCACACCATCGTCACCAAGGCTCGGATGGGGCTCGTCACGATCACCCTCGAGGGAGAGGAGTACGCCATCACCGACATCGGGATGCGGATGCTCCAGCCTCGAGAGCTGGCCCGTGCCCAGGGCTTCTCGGACGACTACGTGATCACCGGGACCAAGTCCCAGCAGATCGCGCGCATCGGGAACAGCGTGCCTCCGCCGGTCGTGAAGGCGATCGTCGAGGCGCAGTTCGCCACCAACTACAACCAGATCAGGAGGGTCGGCTGATGGGCCAGAGACAGCAGGAGACCAAGAGGTGCCCGCACTGCGGGAACCCCTTCATCGTCAGCAGCCACCGCGGGGAGTTCGACCGGCACGTCAAGAACTGCCGAGGCAAGACCCCGCCCGGCCCGCTGAAGCGGCGCGACGCACCCAACAAGAAGAAGGACAAGAGGGGACATCGATGAGCGACTCCATCTGGACCGAGGTCACCCGCAAGGTAAGCAACAGCGGGACTTGGCACTACGAGGTGGGTCCCGACGCCGACCACCTGAACATCGAGATCCGCTACCGCGAGGAGGTGAACGGCGAGTTCAAGACCCGCACCTGCATCACGATCGACCCCGACCTCATCCCCAAGTTGACCGACGCGCTGAAGAAAGCCGTCAAGGAGCTGGAGCCCGGATGACCGCCAAAGAAGATCTGCAGCGGCTGTGGGCCCGCACCTGGCCCGGGGCCGCGGAGATGCAGAAGAAGCTGAGCAACCTGCCCGACCTCCGCCAGGAGTACCAAGGCAGCTGGGACAGCCTGGAGAAGATCATCGAGGGCCACCAAGCAACCTGCGAGAAGTGCCGGCGCGGCCGGCACTGCCACAAGTACAACGAGATGCGAGGGCTTCATGACTGATCCCATCGACCTATCTGAGGAGGCGAAGCACTTCAACCAGCGGGTGCTCGCCGGCCTGGGCGTCCCTGCGGAGTTCCTCTCCGGAGACAGCAACCACGCGACGTCCCACGCCTCGCCCTACGCGAAGACCGTCAAGACGGCGCAGCGTCTCGGGGCCTCACCGCCTCGGCGGATGAAGCGGAAGCCCTACCGGAAGAACGTCACCAAGAACGCGAAGAAGCAGCACCGGAAGGACCTGAAGACCTACCTGAAGCGCACCCGCTTCGCGCGGTACTCCGCGCGCTTCATCCGAGCGAAGCTCGGGGAGGAGAGCTTCGCCCGACAGATCTTCCGAGTCGACCCGCCTCTGCCTCCGGAGCCGCGGTTCCCTCGGACAGCGCGCGAGCGCCGCTGGTGGAAGTACCACCCCAACACCTTCTACCCCTGGGAGAAGACCGATGGGTGAGCGCTGCACCAAGATCGTGATGGGCTGCTACGTCCACGATGCCCCCGACTGCCCTCACGAGGACGGCTGGGTCGAGTGGGCCCTCACCCACCCGCAGGTGGAGTCCGGTTTCGGTCCCTTCGCGCGGGACGTCAAACTGGACACCAGCTACGAGTCCGAGCCGGACTGGCTCGGCTTCAGGGTGGTCCTTCTGGAGTACGGAGAGACCTGGATCCTCTGGCAGAACACCTCTCCCGCCATCGACGCATGGGAGGCGTTGCGGCGCCTGGCTCTCAAGGCAGGTGGATCCTTGCCTCGAGCACAGCTGATCGTGGCGAACGACAAGTGAGGCAGCGTCGCCGGCAGCTGAGGAAACCGTCCTACACCTCCCTCAATTCCCTGCCACCCGAGACCGTGGTGGTCGGCGTCGACGAAGTCGGCGTCGGCCCCCTCGCCGGGCCCATGATGGCCTGCGCGGTCGCCTTCCGGGCGGGGCACGTCCCCATCCCCCAGGTGACGGACAGCAAGAAGCTGACGGAGAAGACGAGGGAGCGGCTGCGGCACTACATCCTGGACCAGTGCCTGGACGTGGGCATGGGCTGGGTGGACGCGGACGAGTACGACAGCATCGGTGCGTCAGAATCCCGACGCCAAGTCCTCATCCGAGCCGTCAACGACTTGACGATTGAGGCAGGCCACATCTACGTCGACGGCGACCTCTACATCAGGGAGTTGGCCCACGCTGAGCTCGTGGTGAAGGGAGACGAGAAGATCTGGATCGTCGGAGCTGCGTCCATCGTCGCCAAGCAGGAGCAGTGCGCTGCCATGGCGCAGTTCCACGCGAGGTGGCCGCAGTACGACTTCATCAAGCACCACGGGTACGGCACGCGAGTTCACATGAGTGCGCTGGCCGAGCACGGCCCGTGTCCCGTCCACCGGAGGAGCATGAAGCCCGTGAAGGCCGCCATGTAGGCGGCCTTCCGCTTAGCTTGCGAAGATCGCGCTGATCGCCTGGACGAGCGGACCCGTCAGCTTGTCGTGGGCAGCCTCGACCGGGGCGTAGCCGATGGCGCGCAGAGCCCAGCTCTTCACGAAGCGCTGCCGGCCCCGAGGGGTGATCTGCTGCATGAACTCGACGGGGCCGGTGACGACCTCGTTCTTGGCCGGGTTCCAGACGCCCGCGATGTCCGAGCTGAAGGACGCCTCGAAGCGTTCGGGGGCACCCATCACCTCTTCGACGGCGTCACCCAGCTTGTCGGCGAAGTCGGCCGGGAAGTCGGCGTGCCAGAGGTGGAAGATGACGTCCTCGTCCCGACGGCCCACCTCGACGATGAGGCCGTTGACCACCTCCACGGGAGGGGCCCACGCCGGGGCCTTCATCTGGATCTTCTTGTTCAGCACGGTGCCCACGGCAGGCTTGTCGCCTGCCACGGCCGTCGCCAGTTCCTGCACTCCCTGTCCCCAGCTCATTCGCTCGCTCCATCCGGCTCTTGTCGTACGCCCGATCCAGTGTAGCTGCCCGCGGTCGCGAGATCTGCGATGGCGGGAACATCTTTCCCTCCACCCGTCTTCATCACGAACCGCTCGAACTCCTTCATGTGCTTGCCCAGGCTGTCGCCGGCGGCACGGCGGGAGTCCGCCAAGGCCCGGATCTCCCGAGAGGTCTCGGTCATCATCCGGATGTTCGCCTGGTTGGTGCCTCGTCCGTCGATCTCCTGGAAGCGGAGGAAGAGGGACTGCTGCATCCGCGAGAGCATCCCCTCGCTCTCCAGCTCCAGCTTCATCCCCAGGCGGTGCAGAGCCACGTCGGGGCCTCCGCGCAGCACAGCGAGTCGGCGGTCGCCGCTCTCGCCCAGGTCCCGGAGACAGACCGCCCACTCCGACAGGGACATGACGCCGGGGTCGAAGTAGAAGTGGCGGTAGGTGCTGATCGCCTCCGCCCCGAGGTCCGCCGTGCCGTACTTGTCGGACAGGAGGACTGCGATCTGCGCAGGAGGCACGTGGCCCAGCAGCCCGGTCTCGACGTCCTCCCGAGCGTGCCCGGCCCCGAGCAGGCTCGTGGCGTGGGCCGTCTCGTCTTCGGCCCGGAACATGGACTCGACCTGCATCTCCCGCCAGTACCGGCGGTGGCCCAGGCAGTCCTTCTTCCGGGGGAGGTACGGGCTGGGGCGGAGCCGATGGCTCTGCACCATCTCCAGCTCGTCGTCGAAGCTCTCCTCCTCGACCTCGAAGAGCCCCAGGTCGCGGAGCATCCGGTTCACCTCCTCGAAGTCGAGGAGCCCCATCAGGAGCAGGTACCGGATGAAGAACCGCGACGGGTGGTTGTTGATCGGCAGCCCGTCATCCATCGGTTGAAGGATCCTCACTCCTTGCTGGCCTCTCCCGCCGGACCCGTCTGCCCCAAGATCTTGAGCTGCTGCACCGCCTCCTCCAGCGCGAAGAGCGCCGTGCGGACCGCGTCCTCCGAGAGAGGGCGCAGCCCCACGCGGGTCGCGATGAGCAGGTCCGCCAGCCGGTACACCGACTGCTCCATCTCCGGCAGGTAGCCGACGTACATGCGGACGTTCTCGGGCCGCAGGAAGTTGAGCCCCAGGATGCTGTCCACGGTGACCGCGTCGTCGACCTCGAGGGCGTGCTTGACCAGGCAGGTCCGGTGCGTGTCGAGCGCCTCGGCGAGCTTGGACATCGAGGCCGTCTTCTCCTGGCCCACCGCCTCCGCGGAGGTCAGGCCGCGGACACCTTCGATGCGCGTCAGGCCGTGCCGCTCGACGTGGGCGAGCTTCTGCTTGGCGTACGTCGGGTCCACGCCCATGGCGCCCAGGACCAGGAGGGCGTCAGCCTCCTTGATCATCTTGAAGTGGCGCCCCTGGATGGAGTCGAGCAGGGGGCTGCGGAGGGTGTAGTTCCCTGAGCTCCCCAGGACGTCCACGTAGCCGACGCCGACGCGGGCCTGCTTCTCGATGCCCTCGGCGCTCCGGGCCGGGAGCGGCGTGTTCGCCACCTTCCAGAAGCGGAAGTAGGTCGGCACGGCGTAGTGCGCGTCGGCGAGCTTGACCGGCCCGTCCTCCAGGTCGGGGAGCAGCTCGAGGTAGACCTCCTTGCCGCCGGCCGTCTTCGCCATGATCATCTGCTGCTCTCCCCGCTTGGAGAGGCCCTGCACGTGGAAGGGGACCGTGGCCACCTTGGTGCGGGGGTTCACCAGGAACCCGAACCCCTCGACAGGGGAGCTGACCTGCGGGACGAGGGCTCCGGCGGTCTTCGTGGTGGCGAACACCTCCGACGACAGGGAGTAGCCCATGTTGCTGTACGCGAGCTTGACGCCCGGCAGATGCCGGCCGTCGAGGTTGCGGACCTCGGTGAAGACGCCCATCGGCACCCCGCGGTGGGGCGAGTCGTAGCAGTCGGCCTCCTTCACCAGGAAGGGCTCCGGGCTCCGGCGGTCCTCGGACACCGTCGCCTGCTTGACGACGGTGATGGAGTCGTTGGGCTCCAGACCCATGACGTCCTCCCCGCCGACGGCGCGGGCCCGGTCAGCGGTGACGACTTCCATCGCCGGCTCGAAGCTGCTCGCGCTGGCGGCCTTGAGCAGGAAGGTGCCGTCGTACATCCGCTCGATCTGCACCACGTCCGGGTTGCTGAAGCGGGGCGAGGCGGTCTTCTCCACGCCGGCGGCGCCGGCGATGAGCCCGAGGAAGGGACCGACCGACTCGTGGTGGTTCACTGCCCAGGCCGTCGCCGGATCGGAGAGGGCCGATGCCACCTTGGCGATGTCCTCGCGGTGGAAGGAGCCGGACAGCGCCAACGCCTCCATCAGGAACGGGGGCTTGGCGCCCGCGTACTTGCCCATGTTCATGCCGTGACCGTTGATCCGGCCCGGCATGTAGCCGGCAAACCCGGAGTTGTAGCCGGGCGGGAAGAGGTCGGCGGCGATGTTCTTGTCCGGCGGGGGCTTCCCGGGGCCATCGAAGATCTCGGTCTGGTGCATCTCCTCCCGCACCCGCTTCTCGGTCAGCGGGTAGGCCGTCGACTCCCGCATGAAGATGTCGAAGGGGTAGAGCTGCCAGTCCTTGATGATCAGCAGCACGCGCAGGTGGTTCACCGGCGCGTTGCCGGCGAGCTCCTGGGGGGAGCGCATCGTGTTGTTCCGCACCGACACGAAGCCGAAGCCGTAGCCCTGCGCGGCGTCGAGCTGCGTCAGGTGCACGTCCAGCTCGTAGTCGGCCAGGTACGGGCACTGCTGGGTGACCGTGTGCATGATCACGCGGGGCCACTGCTCGGTGTCGCCCGTCATCCGAGTGAACGGGACGGCGACCTTCTCGAAGGTCAGGGCGGGCGGGGTGAGGAACAGATCCATGGTGGCTCCTTAGCCTGTCGTGACCTTCGACGAGAGGGCCTTCCGAAGGGCGGCCGGTGCAGCTGTCGCCGCAGATGCTACCGCACCCGTTGTCGTGGGAGTGAGTCCAGATAGTGCCGTGAGCAGAGGCTGCAGCGCATCCAGGAGTTCGTTCCCCTTCAGGACAGGACTACCACCGCCAGCCAGTTTGAGCGATGTCAGACCGCTTCCCGCGATGCTGGCGTCCAGCGCTGAGCCGGAGTCGCCCAGGTGGATGGTCTTCGCCGAGACCTTGAATCCGTCGGAGGTGGTCTGCACGTCCCCGCTTGCATCGATGGTGACGTCGGCATCCGTGGACTCGATCTCCACGTTGTCCCCGGCCTGGACCCGAACCGTTCCCGCGGCCTCCAGGAGCCACGACTTCTCCAGGGACCAGTTCACACTGCCGTCCTTGGTGATCTGCATGGACACCTGCACAGCTGCTTCTTC